GCAACACTGTGTCGTTTTAGTAACATTGATGCATAAATACCACACCGCCTGGAAATGTGACATTTTTACCACACCCCCCTCGGAACAAACAGCGAACACGTCACTGACAGCCTCTAGGCTATTTCCATAGGCTAAACCACACAAACAAACCTAGAGGCTGTCAGCGGTTAATTTTTACACAAATGTTAATACTTTTTTTAACCCATTATATAGTATAAACAAATCCAAAAGAACAAAAGGAGAACATACCAGGTTTTTGCTATTTTATATTTTCTTAATAAATGTATTGTCTTTTGTATAAATATAAATTATAGAAAATGTATTAGTAATTATTTAGGGATTTAGCTATGAGATTAAAATTTGAAACGTGCAAAGTTAGAGAGACACAAACAAAACATTTCATGTTCTTTCTATTTGTTCCATTTCGTAAAAACGCAATCGTGAATTATTCATTCTCAATAAAAAGTAAGGTATAAAATAATGGCAAAATCATATTACATTCTTTTCGTCTATGACACTGATAGCCAAAAATGGTTTGATGAATTCGGAGACTACACAAAAGCATCTTTAAAAACAGAAATAGAATTCTCACATTATAATACTAAAAAGAAACATATCAAAATAGTCAAAACAACTGATGATAAAAACGCAATTACAAACGCATATAAAAACTTAGAAATGGAAATATAAAAATGTTTGATACAGAAATAAAATTTGATAATGATAGCGGTTATTCTTATAAATGGCATGGTGGTACGCTTATATCAGTTTATAATTTTGACGCTGTTGAATTTGATTGTTTTACAGTTATTGCATTAGCTGATAATAAAGATTGGAATATAGTAATACAAGAAATGAAACAAGATTTTGAAAACAGAATGAATAGTTAACTTTAACATTAGCATTTTAACGAGTGCTAATAGTAGAATTAACTTAGTAGAAAGAGCAATAAAATGAATAATAATATAGCAATGATTTGGAAGCTTGCGACACCAAAAGAAGTTTATAATGGTGTGAAATGGTATAGTGACGCGCAATATCAAGCAAAAGAAATCTCTTTAAAATATGATATAAAACTTTCAACAGTGGTTGGTGTCATATCCGCGCTTAGTCCGAATAATAAATGGGATAGGAATATAGATAACGCGGATGCATTGATAAAAGCTTATCTTGATGGTGAACATATTGAAAGCGTTAAGGTTTCAACATATCACAAAATGAAAGAAAAAGCGTGGTCAATACTTGATGATATGCTTGTAACTAATGACGATATTTTGACACGATTAAATGGTCAAAAGATTAAAAGCTTTTACGAATGCATAATGGGTTTTGATGCGTGTTGTATTGATGGTCACGCTCTAAACATATGGCGCGGAGAAAGATTTGGATTAACATCCGATAAAACTAACATTGGTAAAAAACTATATGCAGAAATACAAAACGATTACGTGAATACAGCAAACGCATTAGGTTTAAAAGCATATGAATTACAAGCTATTACGTGGGTAGTATGGCGACGCATTCATGAAATAGCATAATGAATTAATATTATTGGTGGTATTCTTTTGAGTATCACTAAATAATATTAAACCTAAAAAGGATTAAACAAAATGGAATACTCTTTAAAGCTAAAAGATATTTATCTAGATTGGGTAAACAATTATATATCTGTTACTAAATTTGCCTATGATAATAATTTAACATTGGTGCAAGCTAAAAAGCTTATTGAATTATCGCGTGAAGTTTATGAGATGAATTTAGTATTTGACATTGCTTAAAAAATAAATTAGTTATTGTATTAATAAATATGTTAGGAAAAAATATGCGAGTAGAATGGAAAGAATATATTACTGATTTGGATATACCTAAAGATTGGAGGTGTATAAGCTACCACCATGATGAGCTTCCAAGCTATCAAGTAAGTGGTTTGCATATCTGGATTGATAGTTGGAATGTTGATGAGCGTACCGAAAATGCATCTAGAATACATGGTGCTATGGAAGTGTTACCATCTAGATTTACTGTGCAAACAGCTAATAGTTATAATGGATATGAGGATGATCACACATGGATTTTTGAGACTAATAGCTTTAAAGATTTACTTGATTTTGTAGCAAGTAAAAAAGCTTTATTACTATTGAACGAATGGGGTGTATTAAAAAATGATGTGTGGATTACCGACCCATACTATGATGAGACAGGCAGATTTTTTGTTGATCCTATTGAATATTATGGATTGACTATACAAGATTTAAAAGATTATGGTTCAATAGATAGAGGAGAATAAATAATGGAATTGATTGATAAAGTTCTAGAGCAAATTAAAAAAGACGTGGGAATGGGTGATATGACCGCGATTGAGGAGTTGCTTAGTGAAGTATCAGAAAAAAACTTGCTTTCATTTTTATCAGAAAAGGAGAATAAAGAATGTATGTAGTAAATTTATTTGGTGGCATGGAAGTTGGCAGACTTTCCCTTGATAGACTAGGTATAACACCCACTAGATATTATTCTAGTGAGAAAGACCCACACGCTATGAAGATTGCTAATAAAAACTTTCCAGATATTATACAATTAGGTGATATAAATAACTGGCGTGATTGGGATATTCAGTGGAAGTTTGTTGACCTAGTTATGGGTGGTTTTCCCTGTCAAGCATGGTCAGTAGCAGGTAAACAGCAGGGTGATCGCGATCCCAGAGGGCAACTATTCTGGGTGATGCTAGATATTATGCAACACGTTATGGAGTGTAATCCTAATGCTAAATACCTTATGGAAAATGTTAGAATGTCTAATGCTTTTGAAAAGTATATCACGCACCATACTGAGCAAGCTTTGCCCAACGTGAATAAATACTTGATCAATAGCTCGTTAGTATCAGCACAAAATCGTAAGCGTTTTTACTGGACTAACATTGAGGGTATTGAACAACCAAAAGATCGTGGCATTGTCTTAAAAGATATACTTGAGGATGGATTAACTGATAGAACTAAATCCCATTGCCTAGATGCTAACTACTTTAAGGGTGGCAATCTCAAGTCATACTTCGAGAAGCATCGCAGACAGTTGGTGTTTAGTCCTAATGGTATGTGTCATGTAGGCGATGCTGATTTGAATGGCAATCAGTCTATTAAACGAGTGTATCATGAGGAGGGTAAAGCACCTACACTAACGACTATGGGCGGTGGGCATAGAGAACCTAAAGTATTAGTGAAGGGTGCGCGTATGGTGGGTCGTAGACTAGACTCCACAGGAACTCGTAAGGATCACGATAAGTCTATCCCTATCAAACAGATGATCGAGGTTCGAGATGATGATAAAACTAATTGTCTCACTACAGTAACCAAGGATAGCATTCTTGTAGAGAATATGTCTTGGCGCAAGCTAACACCTCTGGAATGTGAACGTCTTCAAACAATTCCAGATAATTTTACTGAGGGGGTATCCAACACCCAACGCTACAAAATGTTAGGCAATGGTTGGACTTGCGATGTCATAGCACACATACTGAAAGGATTATAATATGACTGAACGAACTAAAATCCCTGCGCTGAATGATGAGGGTAAGTTTATCTATGAGGAGCATTCACTTCTAACATTAGATGGGCAGAGATACCAATGCTATATAGATAATACCCATGAGGTATTCCCTAAAACTTTTGAAGAATGGTTAAGGAGTTAAGCCAATGTTAATAGAACGTAAATCAATGCTATCAGGTAACGTAAATGTTATGGATATAAATGTAACACCTGAACAACTTGAAGCTTGGAAGGGGGGTGTGCTTGTGCAAACTGCTATGCCTACCCTATCACCTGATGAACGTGAGTTTATAATGACAGGTATCACACCTAAAGAATGGGAAGAAATGTAATGTTAGATCAAGAAGAAAGACTAAGATTAGCTCACGAAAAAGTTTGTGCCGCCGAGAATAAAAGGATGCGTGAGTTGTTTAATATGCGTAACTATAAAGAGGGTGATCAGTGGACGCAACAAAAGAATAGGCAGATCACTGGTGCTAAAGGTGGTAGGCAGAATAACTTGAAAAGACTATGGGTAAAGGAAAGGAATAACAAATGAGTGACAAATATTTTAACGTGACAGAACATGAGCGTAAAGAAAAAAGAAAAGAAATACTAGCCACCGCCTTTGTATGGTCAGTGCTAGGGTTCGCAGCCATAGGTGTATTGGCTACGTTTAGTTTACTATTAACTATGATATGGAGTTAAGACATGGATATGAAAAAATACTATGGGCAATTAGTGGGTTGTAAAATCCAGGATTTTCACTTTGAAGATGGTGCTTTTGAATATGATAAACCCTTTCCAGTATTCACATTAACAAATGGATCAGAGGAAGTACGATTTGTAATATCACAAGATGAGGAAGGCAATGGCGGTGGCTTTGCTTTCATAGAGGATAACGTAGAGAGAGGAATATAATATGAGTAAGCATACAGATTGGCATAAAGCTAGAGTTAAAAAGCAGATGAAAACTCAGAAGGTTCTAAAGCAAATGTCTGATGAACAGAGAGAAGCTATAGAAGAAATACAAAAGAGTGTAGCTAGTTGTTTAGAGATGATCAAAGACTGTAATGATTTATACATGAGTGATGTAGCTAAATTAGAAAGCGCTTGGCATAGCCTACGATGGGCGTTTGAAGTGGATAAGGTATAGTTTAATGGCAGAGATTAAACAACCTTGGTGGAAGGATACAGTAGTTACACATTGTCCCTGCTGTTTTACTAAGATGCGTACCATAGATACTAGACCTTATCATAAGCTTGGATACCCAAGTACTAGGAGAAGAAAGTATTGCCATCAATGTGACTACGAAGCGCAGACTGTAGAGATACCTATAGAACTAGGTGTTGCAAATATGTAACGTGACATATTAGTAACATTGACTAACACTAAAACTAATAATATATCTTACACATAATATAACATAGAGGAATATAAATATGAGAAATACAAATAAGAAAATGTCTCAACACACAATGATACTCAAGCACCTTCGTGCATCTAAGGGTCTAACCTTACGAGAAGCTTTGATAGACTATAGCATACAGTCTTTCACCAAGCGTATCTCTGAGCTGCGTAAGTTAGGCTATCGTATTGATGGCATAGCAGGGAGACATCCAGTTACAAATCAAAGATATACACGTTACACATTAGTAGAGGAGAATGCATAATGGAAGTACAACTAACACCTGAGTGGACTGCTACTATCTTAGAAGATGGTGGTATGTTAGTTAAGAGTGAGGCAGAGGAAGTAACTCTACCTAAAGAAAGTGTTACTAGGTTAGCTAGTATATTTAAACAGATAGAAGAGGAGAGTGTATAGTGCATAAGCTTAACATCTACAGTGTATCAACTGGTGAGCACATATGCTACCACACAGCGCGTAGCAGGGAAGCTTTGCTACGTCTATATAAAATGTATGAGAAAATTAAAGGCATAAGGATCGAAGTAAAATGACATTTATGATTGAGAAGAACGTACCCTTACCATCAACTAAGGATGGACGCGGTGCACCTAACAAAGGTTATGAAGCACTACTAAACCATATGAAGGTAGGCGATAGTGTTGTAGTCAAACGTGCTGCACTAGCTAGTATATACACCCACGCTAAGAAGATAGGGTGTAAGGTTGTTACTCGTAAGGTAGATCAAATTAACAGACGTGTGTGGATGTTAAACAAAGGAGATACATAATGCCCAATTGGTGTGAGAATAGAGTAGTAATTACAGGTGATGTTAAAACATTACGTGCTATCAAAGAGGCGGCAGATAGGGGTGGGTTACTGGAACACCTAGCACCTATTGGTGAATACGATTATGGTGTTGCCTGTACTGAGTGGAATACTAAGTGGGAAGTACATGATGTAGAGGCTAACCTGTTTGAGGATGGTAATACATCCAACTTACACCTAGGGTTTCAGAGTGCATGGAGTCCACCTACAGGTGCATACGATACAGGTGCTGATAGATTAAAGATCAACGTAGAGGCATCCTTCTATGAGCCAGGAATGTGTTACATAGGTGAATACGATAGTGCCTTAGATATAAACAATACCTACAGTGTTGAGTTTAGTAATGAGGATTGGAAAGAAAGTATACCTACTGAACTAATAGAAGAGTTTGATTTAGATGGTGAGTATACGTACTACCAAGAATGGCAGGAAGAAAACGATGAGTAGTAATATAACAATGCATCTACTACCATTAACTGTTATTGCTGCTTACATTGGTGGTGCTTTATATCTCTGGTACAGAAACGCGAAAGGAAGGTAACATGAAGATACCCAAGGGTAATGCTAAGCTAAGTGATATCGTAGAGTTTTATCTGGTATCTCCTGCCTTTGCTAGGCTATCTGGTGCATCTCAAAAGGATTATGAAATACATCTAGCGTCTGTGATTAATACACTTGTTGAAGGCAAGACCCTTGGCAACTATCGTTGTACTAATATTAAAGTACGACACCTTACACAAGCGTATGATCAATGGCTTAACACAGGTGTACGCACTGCAAACTATCGTAAGGCTGTACTATCTGCTGCTTGGAAGTATTCCATGAGACAGGATGTAATGATACACAACCCAGTAGCACTGGTACAAACTAAGGCTAGTAAGCAGAGGCGTGTATACTGGAGTAGAGATCAGATCAAAACGTTTCTTGAGGTAGGCTATAGTGACTTCAGATGGCGGAGCATTAGTCTTATTGTACACATGGCATATGATTGGGGTCAGCGTATAGGTGACATGAGAGTTATGACTTGGGATACATTAGACTTAGATCAGTGTCGCTTAGACCTAACACAAAGCAAACGTAATGCTGAAGTACACTTACCTATATCTAATGGTTTGTGTGAGATGCTGCGACAACAGAAGGAAGACTTTGGATTCCAGGATTATGTAGCACCTAGAGTCAAGCCAAGAGCAGCGGCATATACACCATATGATAAGGGTGAAATATCTTTACTTATCAATGAGGTACTAGATGAAGCTAATCTACCTGCTGAGCTTACAGCTATGGACTTGCGCCGTACTGCTGTGACTGAGATGATGGAAGGTGGGGTTGACTTAGCTAATATTATGCAGGTAACAGGACATAAGAATATACAATCAGTAAAACCTTATATAGTAAATACATTGAGTGGTGCATCTAAAGCACTATCAGCGAGAGGGAATGAAGATGAGAGTGAGAAGTGAAGAGAGTAAAGAAAAAGATAATATACGCAGAAGAAAAAAGTATGATGAAGGTCAGTCTATACTGCGTAGGTATAAGACGATGAAGGGTTGTGCACATTGTGGGTACAGAGCTTTCTCAGCAGCACTACATTTTGATCATATAATACCTGAAGATAAAAAGTTTTTAGTACCTACGAAAGCACATTACTTGCGCTATGGTAAAAATACTAAAAGTAACAAGAAAATAAAAGAAGAGGTATTCAAGTGTCAGGTATTATGTGCAAACTGCCACGCTATCAGAACAAACACAGAAGAGCACTATGGTATAAAGAGGTTAGCTAGAGTATGAGTAAACATAACTGGAAACAGCACAGAGAATATGCTGCATCTGTAACAGCACATGGACCACACCGAGGTGACTGCCCTTTCTGTAGAGGTAAGAATACTTTCTCAGCCTCTTGTGAAGTAGGTGTATTGATGTATAACTGTTATAAGCTAGGGTGTAATGTAGGTGGTAGGTTTGATACAGACATGACTGCATCTGAGATACGCAGACAGCTACGCCCAGCGCAGGATCAAACTAAGATAGAGGTAGAAACTATGGAGATACCAGCACAGCTAGTAGAACCAACACGACAACACACTAAGCACAATAGATTTATGAGGCGATGGGGTATAGTAGGTAACACCTTCTATGATGTGCAGCAGGAGCGCGTAGTCTTTCCTATATATAATAACCATCAAATGATTGATGCTATAGGCAGGGCAGTGGGTGCTACTCAAACACCTAAGTGGTATCGCTACACAGGTGCAGCAGACTACTACACAGTAGGTGTAGGCTCTACTATAGTTATTGTAGAGGATGTAATCTCTGCTTTAGTAGCCTATCAAGAGTTACCTGACGTTAGTTGTATGGCTATTCTAGGTACTAACATGAACCATAAACACTTTGAAAAGATAGGTGAGTATGATAAGGCTGTGATTGCACTAGACCCTGATGCAGTATCAAAGACTATTGAGTATCGCAGAGAGATAGAGTTGTGGACAGGTAACAAAACAATAGCACTAAGTTTATCTGACGATATTAAGTATCGTATGCCAGAAGACCTAGAAAAACTACAGGAGATATGCAGTCTCCTTGATTGATTATAAAACATATGATAGACCCTAACTCTATAACAGAACTATTAGCAGAGAACAGAATGGATAATGTAAACAACCCAGCGCATTATGGTAAAGGTAGTATTGAATGTATTGATTACATAGAAGACTTCCTAACCGAAGAAGAATATATAGGATACCTAAGAGGTAACATAGCTAAGTATTTACATCGCTGGAGATATAAGAATAAACAAGAAGACCTACTTAAATCACAGTGGTACTTAGCTAGGTTGATAAAACTAACAGGAAAGGCAGATGTATGATACCAGTATCTATGTTAAGAAGATTACTTACCAAAGAAGGATTAGAGTTTAAGATTGTTAAAGTTGTGGGTAATGTAGCACAAGTAAATATAATTGTAGCGGAGGGTTCAGATGTTCACAGTTGAGTTTGAATCTGATGCATCAATCATCACTACATTAGATCACTCTGGTAAGCATGAAGACATAGAGATTATCTTTGGAGATGAGGGTACTGTGTACATGAGACAGTTTGAACCTGAGATGGATGCTTATCAAATGTTAATCATGAGTAGCCAACAATGGTTAGACATCATGGCTGCATATAAGAGTAGTGCAGGTTCGTACTACGTGGAGTTCAAACAAGAGTGATGAGTAGCACTTAGAAAATATATAATATATTGTTGTAGGAGACAAAAAGAATGATGGAATTAGCACTGATTAAAACGTTACTAGATCGTAACTTTTATGATCAACACAAGGGCATACGTTGCCCAGATAAAATATTCAGTAAGGATGTACGCAAGATTAAACAGGCACTTGATGGTGCTATGGAATCCTATGAGGGTGACCTAACTGTTGCGGATCTAGAGGCTGTGTTCAATAGAATGAACGCTAGTCTTACCACTGCTACTCGCGGAGCATATGAGGATTTGTTTAAGCGCATAGCAATTACTGAGCCTATCAAAGAAGAGATAGCACAAGACACATTATCACAGTTGTTTCAGCAGCACGTTGGTGATCGTGTAGCAAACCTAGGGTTTGATTTTGTTAATGGAACAGAGGATAGTTTAGAACCTCTGCGACGACTACTAGAGGAATACAAAAATGATTTTACTCCTAATCTACGTGTTGACTGGGACGACAATAGCCTTGACACAATACTTGATGCAACGCTTCTGGAATCCAAGTGGAGCTTTAACATATCTTCCTTGGCTCGTAGGGTGGAAGGCGTTAGTGGTGGCCACCTTGTGTTGGTTGGCGCTCGCCCCAATACTGGTAAAACTTCTTTCCATGCCAGCCTTATAGCAGGTGCACAAGGCTTTGCACATCAGGGTGCTAAGTGTATTGTACTATGTAATGAGGAAGCATACACACGTGTTGCTGCAAGGTATATCAGTGCATCATCTAACATGACAATGAAAGAAGTTAGAGAGAACAAAGCCCTGGCACAGAAACGTTATGAGCCTATCCGTACTAATGTAATGTTTAAAGATAGTACAGGTAAGGGTATGGCATGGGTTGAGTCTGTTGTTAAACAAGAGAAGCCTGACATTGTAGTTCTTGACATGGGTGATAAGTTTGCTGATATAAGTAGTGAGAGAAGTGACATCACACTTAAGACTGCTGCTATCCATGCACGTAACATTGCTAAGCAGTATGACTGCTGTGTGATCTGGATGTCACAACTATCTGCAGAAGCAGAAGGTAAGGCTGACCTTAACCAAGCGATGATGGAAGGATCTAAGACAGGTAAGGCAGCTGAGGCTGACCTAATGGTCTTGATAGGTAAGACACAACAAGCTGAGGGTGAAGACGAAGATCCAGTTCGTTACTTAAACTTAGCCAAGAATAAGTTGAATGGGTATCAGGGTAAGATCACCTGTGTATTAGATGGATCACGCTCTATCTATTCAGCTTGAGGTAAGACATGAGAATAGTATTAGATGTTGAGAATAGCACAACAGAACGCAACGGTAAGAAACACATGGACCCGTTTGAGATTAACAACCACCTAGTCCAAGTTGGTATGGTTAATGCAGACAACCATGATGAATTACACATTGTAAATATAGACCATGATGAGGCGAAGGATACGTCAGGCGCTGGGCATAAGTTAGTGCAGGATGTATTAGACTTAACAACACTACTCATAATGCACAACGCACAGCACGATATGATGTGGCTATGGGAGTCTGGCTTCAAGTATGATGGCTTGATCTATGATACCATGTTAGCAGAGTACATACTTGATAGAGGGCAGCGCAACGTTTTAAACTTGGGTGCTTGTGCTGAACGTAGAAACTTAGAGGTACAGAAAGATGATACACTCAAAAGATATTTTAAAGAAGGATACAATACAAATGAGATACCGTTGGATGAGCTTAGCTTTTATCTTAGGTGTGACCTGCTCTCTACTAGCTGGTTGTTCCACAGTATCGAAGCTGACTATGCCAAGCCCGAATCCACAGGTCTCAAAGTCATTAGAGATACAACCTTTACCACCTGTAAAACTCTCACCCGAATGTATATGTCAGGGATCAGGGTGGATAGATCAGCCCTTGACGAAGTAAGAGTAGAGTTTGAACAAGAGAAGGCAGAGATTGAAGACAGGATGCAGAAGAAGATACGTAAGCTTATGGGTGATACACCTATAAACCTTAACAGTCCTGAGCAAATGTCACAGGTTGTATTCTCGCTGCGCATGAATAACAAAAAGGAATGGGCAGATTTGTTTGAGTTCACGTCTACAGTGGATGAATATAAAGATGCTGTTAGGGCAAACTCTACGCCTGTATACAGAACAAAAGCATTTACATGCCCAACCTGTGAGGGTGTAGGCAAAACGTATAAACTAAAGAAGGATGGCACAAAGTATGCTAGACCTAACAAGTGTAAAGACTGTGACACGCGAGGCTTTCAACTACAAGAAACAAAACAGATTGCAGGTCTAAGGTTTACTGCGCCTAATAAGAAATGGATTAGTGCCAATGGTTTTAGTACAGGTAAGGATAACCTAGATGTACTTGCGGCTACTGCCAGAAGTAATAACATGGAAGAGGCAGAGGCATTTCTTACAGATCAGAAACGTCTGTCTGCTATCAGTAGCTACCTGAGTTCTTTTGTCGAGGGTATATCAAACTATACTAAGCATGATGGCTTCTTACATGTAGGCTTAACACAACACATAACAGCTACTGGACGTTTCAGTGGACGTAATCCTAACATGCAGAATATGCCACGTGGGGGTACGTTTCCTGTTAAGAAAGTCTTTGTTTCACGGTGGGAAAATGGCAAGATAATGGAAGCTGACTTTGCTCAACTTGAGTTTAGAGTTGCTGCGTTTCTTGCTCAAGACGAAAAGGCTATGAAAGAGATTAGCACAGGCTTTGATGTACACAGTTACACAGCAAAAGTTATAACAGATGCAGGTCAGAAAACCTCAAGGTCCTCGGCCAAGGCACATACGTTTGCACCCCTTTTCGGGGCTACAGGATATGGAAGGTCTAAGGCTGAAGCCGCTTACTATAAACATTTTATTGAGAAGTATGAGGGTATTGCTGCATGGCATAAGGAGTTAGGTGATGAAGCACTACGCTTTATGAAGATCACTAATAAGTCAGGACGACAATATGCTTTCCCAAATGTAAGACGCAGAGATAATGGTATGCCAAGTCACTTTACAATGATTAAGAACTACCCAGTACAAGGGTTTGCTACAGGTGATATAGTACCTATTGTGTTGAACGAGCTTCACGAATTGTTACAACCATACAATTCTGTCGTGGTTAATTCAGTACACGATAGTATGGTAGTTGACATACACCCTGACGAAGAACAACAAGTTATTGATATTATTGAATCACTTAACGACAACATCAATGATCTTGTAGAGAAAACATATAATGTAGAAATGAATGTACCATTACTACTTGAAGCAAAAATCGGATCAAACTGGCTTGACACAGTTGACGTATGATGTATAACTAGGAACTCTTTGAATCTATAGAAAGGTATAGAAATGAGCAATGAACTATCAATCGCGAATGAACGCGGACAATCAATGGCAGAACTTATGGGTGTGTCTACATCAGGTGGTGAATCAACACCATCTATTTCACGTATGGGTATGCTGCACCAAGCAATAATGGGGGTTGAAACCTTAGAAGGTAAGACACGTAAGACTGAGGTAATACCAGTAGGTGCTTTCATCCTCAATCGTGGTGACGAAAAGATCTACAGCAATGGGGTCACTATGCGTATCTTCGCCCAGCGCCAACAGTGGCAACGTTGGAATAGTGAAACAGAAGAGATGGAGAAGTCTGTCTTAGCTAACTCACTCAATGGTGACATGAAGGACAGTATAGGTGGCTTCAACTTGGGCAGACCCTCAGGTTGGATAGAGGACTTTGCTGCTTTAGATGATATTACTAAGCAGATTATTCGTAGTGTTAAGCGTGTCAACGTTTACTATGGTACAGTAACACTTGATGATCCTATCAATGAGAAGGGTGAATCACTCGATAAGTCTGCGTATAAAGACGTACCCTTTGTTATGGACGTTAAGAACCGTGACTCACTAAAGAGTATCAATGGTGTTCTAGGTGTTCTGAAGCGCAAGAACTTACTACCTATAATGTCTACTATTAAGTTTATGGGTGTGGAAGATAGCATCCCAGCAGGTGCTACGTTTGGTAAGATTAAAGCGGCATCAGGTGACAGGGTTGATCTTGGTGAGGGTGACAATGAGATGTTAAAAGATTTCATTGAGCTTATTGAGTACAGCAATGGTAAGATCTTAGACTTGTATCATGAGAGGTTTGACAAAGCTATGTCTGAGGATGATGAATCTGTAGTAACAGACATTATCAACAATGACTTCATTGAGGTAAGCCCATGAATCACCCAGCAGAATTAGCAATCTACAGTTTTCTGCAGAAGGCTTTGGCTGGTGAAGCAAACATGACAGAGGCGGTGACCAAGCAGGTTGCCGCTGATGTTGAGGCGGCGTTAAACAAACAGTTTAACTCACCTCCACGTGGTGACTTCCGCTTACGTATGTCTAACATTGGTAAAGCACCCTGTCAGTTGTGGTTTGAAAAGAATGATCCAGAAGATCGTAGACCTTTCCCACCACATTTCTTAATGAACATGATCCTTGGTGATATAGTTGAGGCTGTGTTCAAGGGGTTACTACGTGCAGTAGACCAAGACTTTAAAGACAATGAGATTGTCACACTCAAGCTACCCAATGGTCAAGAGATCAAGGGTGAGTATGATATGGAGATGGATGGAAAGATTGACGATGTTAAGTCTGCCTCTCCTTGGTCATACAAGAATAAGTTTGAAAGCTTTGAGGCACTCAACAAGGATGATAGCTTCGGTTATGTATCACAACTTGTAGGCTATGCAGAAGCCGCAGGAAAGGATGTAGGTGGCTGGTGGGTAGTCAACAAAGGGAACGGTGAGTTCAAGTATGTAGACGCATCTGAGGTGGACAAGGAAGCTGTAATAGATAGCATCCAATCTACTGTGGATTACATTGAGAGTGATGCACCATTCAAGCGTTGCTATGAAGCAGTACCTGAGACATACTTTAAGAAGCCTAGTGGTAACCTAGTACTCAACTCTAAGTGTCACTGGTGTGACTTCAAGCACAAGTGTTGGGATCTACAGGAATTACCTTCACGTGTATACAAGGGTAAGAAAGAAGCACCTCTTGTAGAGTACGTACTTGTTGGAGATGGCAGTGGTTCGTAAACACAATAGAAGAAACTATCGTAGTGGCCTTGAACTAGAGGCCGCTACATTCTTAGAGACACGGCAGAAGATTGTATCGTATGAAAAGCTAAAGATAGAGTGGGAAGATTTAAAGTATCGCACATATACACCAGACTTCGAATTAGACAACGGTATTATAATCGAGACCAAAGGGTTATTCAGTTCTGGAGATCGGCGCAAGCACGTAGAAATACAGAAGCAGCATCCTAAACTAGATATACGTTTTGTATTTAGTAACGCAAACTCTAAGCTATATAAGGGAGCTAAGAGTAGATACTGTGATTGGTGTGAGAAGAATGGCTTCAAGTGGGCGCATCGTGTTATACCAGAAGGTTGGCTACTAGAAAAAGGTAAGCGTATGAAAGAGCAACGTGTGAAAGTAAAGAGGAGGTTATGATGGGCTATGAAGTAAAGCCTGGCGACATCGCTATTATATTACATCCTGTTACTAGAGAGGGTGAGTGGACAGGTCAGATCAAAACAGGTTTAGTATTTGGTGAGGCTGAGTCGCATGATGGTATGAAGGCAGCACTAGAGGAAGCTCTTACTATGGCTTCAGCACAAGCGTTCTTAGATACATATCCTGATGCATGGGAGGATTTCATAGAGCTACGAGGTAACCTACTACAAGAAATGTTCCCAGATCAATATGCTGAAGCACTGATTGAAACTGATGAGGGGTATGAGGTAAAAGATAACGTTATATTACTTAACCGCTGGACTAAGACTAAGGGTAACGCATGAAAAAGTTTAATGTTACATTTGTAGCTAAGGTAGAAGATACTAATAATATATTATCAGCCTATGATGATAGCCACGAAAAAGATATCCACGATCTAATAACAGATGTTATATATGATGTGGATGATATGAATATAGAAAATTTAAATGTTAAGGAAAGAAAATGATTGCTAGAGAAGATATAGAAGCAATAAACAATCTAATAGACTCAACACCAACAGAGTATTCCGACTTTGTTGAGAGTATGATTGTAACAAAACCTGAGGATAGGCTAATGGAAAACCTATTAGGGTTGTGTGAGGAGGTAGGAGAACTACATGGTAAGATAAAGCGTATGTTAAGAGATGGTACGTTTGATGAAGAGGCTATACTCAATGAGAGTGGTGACGTATTGTTCTACAATATTGCTATAGCTAATTACTTTGGTAGCAACCTACAAGATTTAATACAGAGGAATATGTATAAACTAAATAGCCGCGCTGCACGTGGTGTAATAAAAGGATCAGGAGACAATAGATGAGTAACCAATTACCAACAGACTATCAAGCATTCATACACAAGTCACGCTACGCCAAGTACTTTGATGGCAAAGGGCGTGAGTCTTGGGGAGAAACAGTAGGGCGTTACATGGATAACGTAGTTCGCAAGGCGCTGGGCGATGAGGTAGATAGAATAGTAGACAACACAGACGTAAGAGATATTGAACAAGCTATACTGGGTCAGGAAATAATGCCTAGTATGAGGGCGATGATGACAGCTGGTCCCGCTTTAGATCGTGACAATACAGCAGGATATAATTGTAGTTACCTACCAGTAGATGATCCTAAATCTTTTGATGAAGCTATGTATATACTTCTCTGTGGTACTGGTGTTGGCTTCTCTGTTGAGAGACAGTTCATAAAGAAGCTACCAGAGATACCTGAGTTGTTTGATAGTGAGTCTACTGTTGTTGTTAAGGATAGCAAAGAAGGTTGGGCTAAAGGATTTCGTCAAGTTCTAGCACTCTTATGGGCTGGTGAAATACCTAAGTGGGATGTATCTCAAGTTAGACCTGCAGGTGCAAGACTTAAAACGTTTGGTGGTAGAGCATCAGGACCAGCGCCGTTAGTAGAACTATTTAACTTCGCTGTAGCTACCTTCAAGGCAGCACAAGGGCGTAAGCTTAGCTCTATGGAATGTCACGACCTTATGTGTTTCATAGGCCAGATAGTTGTTGTTGGCGGTGTACGCCGTAGTGCTATGATTTCATTGAGTAATTTATCTGATGATAGAATGCGTCATGCTAAGTCAGGACAGTGGTGGGAAACTGCAGGGCATAGAGCATTAGCTAACAACTCAGTAGCTTACAGTGAGAAGCCAGACATGGAAACATTCATGCGTGAATGGTTGTCTCTGGTTGAGTCTAAGTCTGGTGAGCGTGGTATCTTTAACAGACAAGCATCTAAGGTACAAGCGGCTAAGAATGGTAGACGTGATCCTAACTACGAGTTCGGCTGCAACCCTTGCAGTGAGATAATCCTACGCCCCTACCAGTTCTGTAACCTAACGGAGTGTGTAGTACGTGCTACTGATACACTAGAAGATCTTGAGCGTAAGGTTAGACTTGCTACTATCTTAGGTACAATACAGTCTACTATGATTAAGTTCCCATACCTACGTAAAGTATGGCAGAACAATACAGCAGAAGAGAGATTGCTTGGTGTATCTATGACAGGTATCATGGACAACCCATTAATGACACAGAAGAACAAAGGTCTGAAGAAGACACTAGAACACTTACGTTCTGTTGCTGTAGCTACTAATGAAGAGTGGGCTAATCTACTAGGTATACCTGCTAGTACTGCTATCAGCTGCGTAAAACCAAGTGGCACGGTTTCACAGCTTGTAGATAGCGCCAGTGGAATCCATGCGAGACATAGCCCATACTATATTCGTACTGTACGTGGTGACAATAAAGATCCTCTAACTCAGTTTATGATTGATAGAGGTATACCTAATGAACCATGTGTTATGAAGCCTGACTCTACAGTTGTGTTTAGCTTCCCAGTTAAGTCGCCTGAGAAGTCAGTGACACGTAATGTTATGTCTGCTGTGGAGCAACTAGAGTTGTGGCTTGCATATCAACGGCATTGGTGTGAGCATAAGCCTTCAGTTACTATAACAGTACGTGATGAGGAGTGGATGGATGTAGGTGCATTTGTGTACAAACACTTTGATGAAATGTCAGGTGTGTCATTTTTGCCACACTCAGATCACTCATACCAGCAAGCTCCTTACCAAGAGATAGATAAGAAAGAGTATAAAGAATTACTTTCAAAGATGCCTACTCGTATTGATTGGTCAGAGCTATCAGATTATGAGAGTGAAGATAACACAGTGTCTATGCAAACAATGGCTTGCTCTGGAGACTCTTGTGAAATTGTAGATCTAGTATAAGCTATGTATGTAGTACTAGGAACAACGAAGTGTGGGTTCTGTAATAAGGCAAAGCACTTACTAGAGGAGAAAGGCATAGCGTTTATGCCTTACTCTGTTGATACAGTTAGTAGTCGGTGGTTGTTGACATTAATGCAACAGGCAGGTATGAATACTGTACCCCAAATATGGGACAATGAAGGTCACCATGTCGGTGGCTATAGTGAACTAAAGGAACAATTAGATGGTTGAAGTTTTAGTAATGTTTTTTGTAGGCATTGCAGCTATTGAAGTAGCTAGTGATGTAGGTAGTTCTACGTATGACTATGTAGAACCTAAGGTAACACAAGGAGTAGATTACGTCAAAGATAAATTTGATTCTGAAGAGCAAGAATAGTGTATGTTCTTGTACTTATAGCATTCATGGTGGGTGAAGAGCCAACAATAAAAGCTTCACCTATCCTGTATGATACATATGATAGCTGTATTGATGGTGCAGCACGTGCAATGACAAGTGTATATACATACCTACCAGAAGAACTTACTGAAAAAGTTTTTATATTACCTATGTGTAACGCTATACCAGAGGATACATGATGCAACTAAAGTTTAACTTGTTTGAGGATATGGAAAGAGAAGCACTCTCTACTGATGTTAGAGATAAAAAGTGTTCAGTTTGTGAAGAGGTTTTACCAGAAACAGATGAGTACTTTTATCCAGTTAGTGTTTACCACTCAAAGGATGGTACTTCTAATACACACTTTCATAACAAATGTAAATCTTGTGCAAATAAAGGTAGGGTAATACAGCAAAGTCTTCAAAAATTTCATGGGCATAAAGCTTATGGTAGCTGTGATTGCTGCGGTGTAGACTCTAAAGATCTCAAAGGAGAAAAGCTACACTTGGATCACTGCCATAGGACAGGTACATACAGAGGTCATTTGTGTGGTAGTTGTAACCGTGGTATGGGTATGCTGGGTGACAATAGTGAGGGTGTACAACAAGCATTAAACTACCTAAAGAAAGTAGAAAATAAAGAATGAAGAAGATAGAGCTAGAGGCAAATAACTTTGTTAAGACTAAGAGTAACAAGTTTAATACTGGGCTTAACAAAGAAGTGCGTAATCTAGACAGCTACATCTTAAACAACTTACATGATTGTAGGGAAAAGGAGAGGGCCAGGGAGAAACTTATGGAAGCAAAGATGTGGGCTAGATTATCAGCTGACATACATGGAATAAAATAAGGGGGCTTAATTGCCCCCTCTCTCTTTGTTTATAACTGACCAGCTTCGTCATAGGCATCTTTGAGATGTTCACTATAACTTATAAATAAATCTAGCTCAGCGAAAGAATAGTCTTCTATATCACCGCTCACACCAAACTTTTCTTTCAGTACTTTCTTAGCTTCTGTAGTTATCTCTTTAGAGAACTTTGACTTTGCTTTATATGCAGCTCTTAGCTTAACATTATCACCTGTAGTATAACCATCATCTAACCTCTCACGTATCTGCTTCTTAGCACTACGTAGTACAGCCTTTAACATACCACGTCTTTCGGGTAGGTCAGCTTTCATAAACTGCTCTGTCCTTAAAAGTCTCTGCGTCTGTCTCTCTAAGATAGGGGCTAACATACCGTTGAATGCTCTATCATATGCAGGTAGTTTAGATCTCTCATTAGCAGTCCAAGCTTGCATCTCAGACATAGAGTATGCTTTCTCAGTAGCTGTACGACCCTGCTTTATAGTCAGACCAAAGATTCTAGCAAAAGGGTTAGCATCATATATCTCACCCTCTCTTGTTGCTACTTTCAAATCTTCACCAGTAATAGTATCTGTCTTGCCTATGAATGCTTCAAGGATATTATCAAAGTATTTTGTAGAAGTCTGCGTAAACAAACCTAAACCGTCAGCTTGTCTTACGTCTTTAGCTGCGTCTGTACCCATAGCAAAACCTACAATCTTATTGACAGCATCTAAAGGTCTAGTAGTACCTGCTAAGAGATTACCAAAGGTTTTTTGGAAGGCATTAAACTGTGCACCACGTGCACCTTCATCTTGGTTTATCAATACATCTAGTAGGTTGTTTAGATCATTACCAAACTGAGCGTCTTTTGCTAACTGTCCTACAGCAACTTGAGTACCCATCTCTTGTATAAGTTCTGGTGGTACAGTCTCACCATTCAGTTTCATATTGAAGATACGTCCAGCAGCAAGGAATGCAGAAAATGGATATGTGTTTTTAGCGTCTATAATTTTACCGCCACCTACATTAATTTCGTATACACCTAAACCTTCATCCCTACGTTCTTTATCATACTGAGAGGCTAATATTAAACCAGCTATACCCACGGTTGTACGAGCTGCTGCATCCATTTCTGAAACACCCATACCTTCTTTTTTAACTATGCGTTTATACATAGGTTTTAATAGTGTCTCAGGTGCAGAGAAAGGACCCCATTGATAAGCTGTAGCAACAACGTTGTTAAAGAAACGACCAAAGGGTAGTATAGTACCCAAGAAAGGTGTATTGGATACAGTCTCTACAAACTTAGCTGCTGTTCTAATAATTTCTGGTTGTTCTTTTGTAGTATAGTCTTTAGCAAACACAGACTTAAGAGTAGTATCTAGTGCACCTGATATAACCTCATCATCAATAATTATATCATCAGATAGTAAGGCTTCTTTAAGAGTAACACCTCTCTTTAACCTTAGGTACTTATCCATATCAGTCATAAACATTTGAGACTTAGTAAACGTATCCTGTATACGCACACCTGTTATCTGATTCATAGCTCTAGTGAAAGCCTCTACATTACGAAAGGTTGGGTTGTTAGGGTCCATGCCATAACGTTTAGCTGATGCATCTACACCACCTGCCATAGTTTCAAACAGTACCTTCTGTGCATCTAAGTTCTCAGGATCTTCAAGAAATTTCATGTATGCATCACGTGTAGTGTACGGGTCCATTAAGTTACGTAGCTTTTGTACCTGTAGTGAGCTAAGTGCACGTGCCTGTCTAAAAGATTCTTGTGCAGCTTTAGTATTATATGTACTTTGAGCTACACCCTTAGTCATTAGAGCTGTTGAACTAAACAGATCAGCAATAGTTTGACCTACATAATACTGGCTAAAACCAGCAACGTTTAATGCTGTGGTAGCCGGGGATGAAACAAGTAATCGTTTCCATACAGACTGACCATAACGTAATGGCTCAGGTGGCTTAGGAACTTTTGTACCATCAGCTAATGTCTTTTCAGATTCCTCAGCTTTTTTAATAGTGTTAGACTGTAGTTTTATCTTAGTCTCAGCTGCTAATAGTCCAGAGTTTAAAGTCTTACTAACCTGTGATGCTACTTGCAAAGTCTTACCAGCCTCACTAAAACGGTCAGCCATAAGATCTCCTAGCTTAACACGTGCACCTGTGAGATCACCAAATTTAAAACCTGTATGCTTAGCAAAAGCAATATTAATATCTTCAAGTTCTTTCTGTGTAAGTGAGTTAGCTACGTTAGTCATAACATCAGATATGTGAACTTCTTTACCAACCTTGTATCCCTTGGATCTGAATACACCAACAAGGCCACCTATTTCACCCTCTACATCTCCAAACATTATTTCTCTTATGAGTTGAGAGTCGTCTATTACTTCACCTCTACCCTTCTTACCTCTAGCTACTTTAGCATTCCACTTATCTGTAGCTTTACGTATAGCTTTAGCCGCCTCAGGTGTGTCTGTTTTCTTTAGAATAGGAGCATATAAATCTATGGTATTCTGCGCTAACTTTTCTGTCTCTGTGCGTGTGTCTTCAAAGCCTGATTTACCAGCACCTAGCTTACGTGTAATAAGTTGAGCGCCACCTGCAACACCACCAAGGAGAGCAGAGAAAGCACTCTGTGTTTTACTAAAAGAATCCTGCGCTCCTACTTCTAGGCGAGCCTCTTGATTTGCAATATCTTGATACACAGCAGCCGTAGCGTCCAGCGCTGTAGTAGCATACAAGGATTTAGTAGCCGCTGTTCTAAATAAATTTTTCTGTGCTTCTTTCATGGCATCTCTAGGTATAGTTTTCTTAGCTTCTGTTTCAACAAGCTTAGATACTTTATCATATATACCCTTAGTTCTTTTATCTGTCATACCCCTAGCTGCCGCACGTTCAGCCGCTTCTTTACCAGCTTTACGCCCTGCTTCTCTAGCTGCTTTTTTTGTAGCACCAGATCTTAGAGCATCTCTACCAGCCTTACGTACTGCAGCTTTTATAACTTGCTTACCACTTACTTGAACACCACCAGCTGCAGCTCTACCTATACCACCAGTAAGTATACCTAAGTAGTTAGTAGGATCAGATGCCGCAGCAAATACGTAGTCTCCTACACCCTTTACAGCACCCATCAATCCATCATTAACAAAGACATTACCTAGCTGATCATATATCTGATAAGCTTTACGTGCTGTTTCTTTTTGTCTGTCGTTTGCTTTAGTAACAAATCTAACTTCACCTGCAGTCATTACAGTGTTAGAGTTAAAGTAACGCATGTGCTTTACAAAATCATCTACTACATCTTCGTCTGATTTAGTTTGATAATCTACACCCATACGTTCAATCATATAGTCACGAATAGGTTGATTATACTTATAGTCTTTTCGTATGTCGTCTACAGATAATGTTTCTTCTGGATCAAACGATAAAGTTTCATACTTTTTTTCAGAAGAAGAATCTGCACCACTATAAAGATTTTTCATATATTCTTTTTGTTCAAAGTAATTCATACTTAGTCGCCCTTAAACTGTTTAGGTGTACCGTCTGGGTTATGTGTGTCGCCGTACTGATCATCCCAATTATCCATAGCATTGACTTGAGACTTTCTTTTCTTAACACCTTTATAGATATATATTTTAGCCTTAGGGTCTGTAGGTCTAGGTTCAACTAGGATAGGTTGACCGTCAAATGTGTACCTACCTCCATACTGCCTATCCCATTGTCTAATATCTGCATCTCCAAATCCAGCTTTTCTATCACCACCTGGTCTATGCTTCTCTGGTGGTAGAGGTTCTGCAACAGACTGTGATACAGTAGGTTCTGCGTATGGCAATTCTGCCATCTTAGATTCTTCAGTAGTTGATACTACCTCAGGTTTTGTTGTTTCAGTTTTATCTTTTTCTTCAGTGTCAGCCTTAGGGGTATACTCATACTCCTTCATAAGCTGAGATAGATAATCCTTACCCATAAGTTTTGCAATCTGATCTGTGGCAACCTGCTGATCAAAGAAACCACCAGCTGCACCATACATACCTGCATACATGTCGATTTCTTCTTTTACCTTTCCCCTAGCATAAAATTGTTTAGCAATTCTTTTTGCCTCAAGAATCTCTGCAGGACCTACGTCACTCTCTTTACGCCCAGCATCTACAGCCTTTTGTACAAGAAGCTTGTAAGCTTTTTCTGCCTCATCCTCTGCTTCTCTAGATTTTAGTGCGTCATCATAAGTTTCTGCTATATCTTTAGCAAAGTTAAAACCTTCTAGCTTACTAAAACGTTTCATCTCAGAGAAAGACATTACAGCGTTGGGTATAAGAGCATTAAACTCAGCTAAACGAGAAGCGGCGTTTATATCTGCAACAGACATACCGTCCATAGCATCTATTTTACCTAGTTCTTCTCTGGCTCTATCCATAGCACCAAAGCCAAACAATCTACCAACTATATTGGTATCATCTTTAAACTTAGTAGCTTCTGCTGTAGCTCCGTAAGTCTCTTTAGCAAACTGCTCTAGTGGCATATCAATATACTTTGTATCAATATCAGGTATGTTAGGCATATTAACAACAGCTTCAACGTCATTTATAGATAGTGTTTGACCTGGAGCTAAACCTGCATCAGCATGAGCCTTTGCAAGTTTATCTCTAAGTTGACTTACACCTGTCATACCAGAAGCCATAGCAGTACGTATTATAGCTTTAGACCTAGCTCCTTCTGGTATATACTGAAGAGCCTCTCTACCTAAACTTACAGCTGCATTTGCTCTAGCAGTACGTGTACTTATAAGTGCCTTGTTACGATCACTAGCCTGTATCTGTCTTTCCTTAAAGGCTTTAGCCTCATCAGTCATCTCACCCATACGATCTGTAACTTGGTTAAGGAATTGAGCCATAAATTCGTTTTTATTAAATGCCATTGTATATTAACCCTTTGCCATCAAGCCCATAGGCTTTTGTTCTTGTGTTACTTCTTCTTCTTGTGGCATCTCTTCTTCCACAGGTTCTCCCTCCTGCGTTTCAACCATAGACTCAATCATCTGTTGACCTTCATCAGATTCATCTGTACCCTCTTTATCTAACATACTATTAGCAATCATGAGGAAGCGTTGCATCTCTGCAGCTTCTGCTTTCTTCTGTGGGTTATCGTTTGTATCTTTAACCATAACACCTAGATCTTCAAGAGAAGCTTTTAAATATGCGTGTATAACAGGCGCTACAACAACTCCTGCATCTAGTGAGTGTAAGCCTCTCATAACACCTTGAAGGTATACAGTCTCAACAATAGGAGCTAAAGATACACCAGCTTCCATCATAGAACCAAAGTCTTGTAGTATCTCTTCATTGTCTAGTCTCTCAATGTAGTATGCAGCCACCTCATTAATGTTTGACATCTGGGCTGGTTGTTCCCAAGGGTTATTACGTGGTTCACCTGTGAGTGACTCACCAGGAATGGGTCTATCAAATGGTCCTGCTATTGGCATGTGTATATCCTATTTAGTGAAGCCAGCGCCAAAGTAGAGGCCGACTATTGCTGAAACTATGTGTGTGTCTAGTGGGGTTATAACAAAGCCACGAGCTGCTTTCCAATGTATTGCATCTGGTGCGCCTAAGAGCCAATTAATGAAGCCACCCTGTACTTCTGTATAACCAACGATTACGCTTACGTCAGGATACCACACTGCTACTAACTTTGGCAACACAATAATAGAGAAGACTGCAGATAAAGCTATGATCCTACGTGTCCAAGCAAAGTGTTTATCTGTCTTGCCATGCTCTCTCGCATCGCTGACTGCACCTACTAGGGCTTTCTGTTGTTCTGCTTTAGCTTTATTGCTTTGACCCCATATGGACATAACTCCACCTAAGACAGTGGAGAAAAGCATTGTGATTAATTCTAAGGGAAGTCCAAACATTATGGGAACTCAAACGTTGTTGTATTATTAGATGGTGCATTCTTGTTTAGTTGTCTCTGACTTCTACGGAAGGCCGCTATTCTTTTTTTCCTCTGCTTATCAGGTCCTTGCCACCAATGATCAGCCCATACTTCCTCTATAGATTCTTTACCTGATAAGACTTCTCCTATGTCAACACCCCTTTTTTGCAAAAGATCGTACACAGCTAAAGACATCTGTTGATTTGCTGTCAAAGAAGTTATCTCCTTTTGTATGTCTCCAGATAAATCTATATTATCAAGCCACTCAGGTATATCTTTACCTAACTGGTTAAACTGTCTAATAGCTCTTACAACTGATGAGTTGAAACGATCAGGTTCATGCTGCATAACACCTCTACCAGGACCTCCACCATACTGAGCTAGTTTAGGGTCCATTGTACCATCAGATTCATGGTAAGCCAGAGGCATAATAACTTTATTGTATATATCCTCAGGTTTTGCATTCTTTATATTAGCTGCTATAGCTAAAGCTTGTTCTAAACTATCATCTGTAGGCGTTTTTTGTAATATAGTCTCAGACATCTTAGTATCTTCAACAGTAGCAGGTCTAGACATAAGACCTACTTGGCTACCTTTTAATGTAGATGTATCTTGTTGTCTAATCTGATCTTGTTCAATAGCTGTAGCTATATCCACAACAGGTGTTTCTTCTGTACTTGGTATGTTTATTTTCTGCCCAGGAAAAATCAGATCAGGGTCGTCTATCTGCGGATTAGCTTCTATCAACTCCTGTAAAGATACACCCTGATCTTTAGCTATAGCTGTCAGTGTGTCTCCAGACTTAACCTCAACATCATTCACTTCACCTGTATAAACTTCTGGTACAGCCATGTCAGCTGTAATAGCATCTTCAACAGCAACACCACGTAGATAATCTTCTAGTTCAGTCTTCATCTCCTGCATATTCTTTTGTTCATACAAAGTCATAGGTAACACTCTTTTTGAACTAGGTGATGAAAGACTACTACCACCACCAGCACTCATTAAAGACTCAGCAGTAATACTATATAGATTATCCGCTGGGCTTGCTGGTACTTCAGCTTTAGATTTATTATTATCCCTAGAACTTGATGGAGGTGTATACACTGGCTTAGGTGCAGAGAAAACTGCAGACTCACCTTTTCTATCAGCCCTAGATGAACCACTAGAACGTGAACCTAAACCTGCAGGACGTAGCTTAGGACGTGTAGACCTACTAGGATTGTAGTAACTGGATACAGCGTTTGGATTATAACCTGGTTCTGGCATAGTTGATATTACCTTCTTATAACTTTCCGAATAGTAGGGCGGCTGCGTTAACAGCAATCTCTCCAAGGAACTTCCCTGATGCGGCTGACAAGCCACTAGAGTCAGTGTCACCACCAGCAGAAGCCTTAGCTTCAGCAGCAATCTTAGACATAGCAATACTAGCATCCCTTTGAGCTGCATTCTCACCTGACTGCCAAGCCCAAGCAAGAATATCTCGTTCACGTTGAACCATGTTATTATAGGCAGTCATGGTTAAGTTGTTAGACGCTAGAGCCGCATCACGGTTAGCTTGGTTGTCTGCCGCATTCTCAGCTGTTGTTATAGACTGCGCCCACTGAGCATTAGCCTGAGCTACAATCAAATGATTAGTAGCATTAAACTGATCACGTGCATTGTCTTGATCTGAGTTAAACCTAGACAGAGCATTAGCTTCACCAGCGTTAAAACGAGACATAGCATTAGTTTGCTCAGAGTTAAACTGTGATACCTGTGTAGCAAGTGTAGCAAAGAATTGGTTAGTCTGATTCTCTGATGTAGCATTAAACTGTTTAGCTGCATTCTCTTGTGCTGTATCAGATAAGATAGTATTAACACGCTGTTGTGCTACAAACATACTTGTCTGTTGCTCATTGGTAAGGTTAGCCATATCCATCTGTAAGAAAGCCTGAGCATTTTGTACCAGTGATTGCTGTCTATTATTTAGATTAGTTAAGTCCATCTGAGACATAGTTGCAGCATCAGCCATAACCTTAGCCTGACGATTACTCAGGTTTTCTAAGTTCATAGTCTGAGCCATCTTAGCATTCTCAAGAGCTACCTGCTGTTGTGCAGTGAAGTTCATGTTAGCTATTTCAGATATCCTAGATGCATTCTGAACCTTAGCTTGAAACTCTTGAGTAAATTCCATATTAAGGAAACCAGCACGTTGACGTGCAGACTCCATAGCAACCTCTTGCTTATTAGATGCATCCATCTGTGCAATAGGTAGTGCAGATTCCATAGCCGCCTGTACTATAGCCATACCAGCTAGTGATGATGCACCTAACCCACGTGCAGCCATAGTAGCTGTAGCACCTCTCATAGCACCTGCAGCCCACGCTGGTGTAGCTCCACCTTCAAAGTCTGCCATAAGAGAAGACAACTCATCCTTAACACTAGCCGCTTCTAGCTTCTGTGTTCCATAAATGTCTTGTACTTTTGTTTGATCTACAGCAGAACCGTCAACCATCTCTCCTGCTTCAACTACACGTGTAGGAGCATCTTCTACTTTAGCCGCCTCACCCTGAGCCGCTTGTAGATCTAACTGAGCTAACTTTGTAGGATCACCCTGAGCCGCTGTCATAGTAGCTTCATCACTTACTACACCTGTAGCTGGAGTAACTCCTGAGAGGGCTGTATCTACAGCAGGTGTAGCTGTAACAGAGTCTATAGTAGCTGGTTGTACAATAGGTGCAGCTACAGCGTCTGGAGAGGGTATTGCTGATGTAGTACCTGCTGCAGTTATACCACCTGCTTGACCTGTGCCAGGAATAATACCTGTACCCACACCTTGATCTGCTTCTGTTTCAGCTTTAATAGTTAGCTTACGAGGGTCAGAGGTAATAGCCTTAGTCATGACGCTTGCACCACTATTGATATTTACCCCACCCTCAGCCATCATCTTAACAGGAGCACCCTCTATGGTACGCCTAGCCGCTAAGGTGAACTTACCCATCCTAGCCGCTGCACTGGGGTTAGCTGCTAGAAAGAGATTAATAGATTTATTGTCCATAGGGCCATTGTAACCCAGCGCTGGTAAAACCTTCTTCTGTAATGTCTCAGGTTTAAACCCTACAAACTTTTTTGCCATAATTATTTATTCCCTAACTGCATCCACACTGCACCAGCAATGAATGTTAAAATAGCTATTGTTGTTACCTTGACCACAGTAGACCAAATACCTCTGCGTGTATCGCGCCATACGTCAAGTAAATCTCTCATTTCGTTTATATCTTTAGCTGCTGTCGCATCATGTAATCCGATAGACGACAAAGCTTGCTTAGCTCCGCGCTTAGCTGCACGATCTAGCATAGACTCTAACTCCTGTGGTGTCAAGTTAATCTCAGTCATTGATTTTGCATTCCTTATACTGACTTAGATAAGTGCCAACTCTCGGTCATGGTTTAGTAGGCCATGTTATATTATCTGGATAGCCATCTAAGTCTTCTATATCTAACAGAGCTTGACGATAATTAGTCCACTCCGTTCGTTTATCTTCTGACATTTCGTTCCAACGTAAAGCATTAGATACAATAGGGTCTACATCTGATAAGAGTAAGTCATCACGTACTTTTCTTGCGTATTCTGGAGCTTTAGCCTCTTGTGCCGCCCGTTCTGCCGCTAGTTGGATTTCTTCTTCTTCAGTAAGCTGTATTGTTATTCCGTCTACTATTTTGTGATTTGACATCGTCGTTACCTTTTTTATTTGAGTATACCAAAAGCTGAAATTGTACCTTTTTGCATATTACCATTATCAAACTGTAGCTTGAATGCATTCCAATCAGTCCAAATATTTCTTGAATAACTCTCTTCAGCAGTTCCGCAAGAATACAAAGTTACTACCTGTTCATTGCTGTATGCCCTATATGTAGCAGACCCCATCGCTTGGGTGGTTACTGTATTTCCACCATGTGCATTCATTATCATTACATATCCACTCACATTAGCTCCAAAGTTTCCTGAAGTAGTAAAGCCTTGTTGTCTACTTATTCTCATATCTTCGTTCCAAGTGTCGCTCAACTGAGAGCCACCCTTATGGTAAAAGAGAGTTCCTCGTACATCCCCATAGCCTTTGTAAGAACTACCGCCGTTGTCACTAAATTTCATTAAAAAATCTTTTGAGTCTTGGGTACAGACTATGCCATTAAACTCAATATAGTAACTATCATACTTAGTGCTATCAACTCCTGTAAAAACATAAGATGAAGTGTTGTTCATAACCGACCTGCTTAACAATACTCTTGAGCCACCACTAGCGTCTGCCCATTGTGCAGTGCCAGCAGATGCATATTTAAGTATTTGGTCTGTAGAGCCGCCACTAGGGATATGGTTATTACCATTACCTGTTGGGTGTGAATAGTTGTTAGCATTAGTAGCCACACCATCAAGCTTAGAACCATCTGATGCTACATCACGTCCGTCTACTGTACCGCCAACACTTATGTTGCCTGATAGGTGAAGGTCTTTCCAGCGAACCGAAGACGCACCCAAATTTAAACTGTTGTCATTATTAGCACCAGCCCCATTTACAGGTAGTAAAGTTCCACCACTTTCATCTACCGCAATGCCACGAGTAGCTGTACTTAGGTATAGTCTATCTGTATTAACACCAATACTACCTACAGTTGCGCCGTCTTTAGAAAATAATTGAATGTCCCCATCGTTGCCTAAACGATTAATAGAAAGAGGTGGCCCTTGATAACGTGCAGAAGACATATACCCTTTAATACCTGCGACACCGATATTTATACCGGGGTTATTGCCTGAGTTGTTGGTAACGTTATTATCAGTAGTACCTACCAACACGTTGCCTGATGAGTCGATGCGCATGGCTTCTGTAGGAGAACCGCCTGATGGTGTTGTTTTAATCACTATATTTTGAGAGGCTACAGTATGGGATATGTCCCAGTTTATATTGCCGCTATAGATTAAATCGCCATCTGTTTGTGTAATGTCACCTGATACTGAAGCACCACCTGTTATAGATACGCCCGTAGATGTTGTCTCAAACTTTTTAGCATCGTTGTAATACAGCTTAACAGCATTTGCATCGTTAAAGACTGCATATGAAACAGTGTTATCTGAATTAGTAATGCTTACACTTGTATCGCCACCAATCCGTAACTTTCCTGTGCCAGTATCGTTGATATAACTATTAGACCCATCATGGTAAATCTGTAGGTCAGACCCAGCACCAAACTTAGCTTTGACACTATCATTATACAGGACATCGCCTGTCATAGTGCCACCAGCTAAAGGTAACTTAGTAGCCAATGCTGTTGTGAGTGTAGTGTTATAGTTAGCATCATCATTAATAGCCGCAGCTAACTCATTCAAGTCATTGAGTGTGCTTGGTGCGCCACCAATAAGTGTTGTAATCTTATCTGTAACGTAAGCTGTTGTAGCTATCTTAGTACTATCATCTGATTCAGCTTGTGTTGTTGCTGTAGTAGTAGATGATAGAGAACCGCTAAGTGTACCACTAAGTGAACCACTGATAGTACCTGTAGCTGTTATGTTACGGAAGCCTGTTATATCTTTGTTTGTATTAACTACGACAGCTTTAGATGCTGATACTGTACCTGCGGTAATACCATCAATACTCTCTAAATCACTCTCATTAATATCAGCACTACCTATTACGAAGCTACCACCTGAGATAGCACCTGTAGTTGTTATAGTAGATGAGCCATTGTCTATGTTACCAAAACCTGACGTTATGCTACCACTATTCAATGCACCTGTAGAGGTGATGTTAGTTGTAGTGATACCATCTACATATGCTTTGATAGACTGCTGACTAGCAATACCAGTAGCAGAGTCACTGGCAAGGTTATCCTCGTCAAGGAAACTCTTACCATCTAAAATGTTTATCTCTTGTGCACTGTCTGCTAAGTCTCTTGCCTTACTCATGGCTCATCCTTTTTATATTATATAATTTATGCTGCTTCTTCTACGGCTGGTTCTTCCAAGGAAGCTGTAAGCCTATTGACGAAAGCTTCTCTACCAATACTTATTTGGTCTAGGTTAAATTGCGTTGTAGAAATCTTTCGATCTAAGTCGGCAATATGGTTGATCATAATCTTTTGCTGATCAGTCATACTCTCAATATCGTATTCTTTATCATTGATAGTTATAGTTGGGTTTTTTTCTGTTTTTCCCATTATAAACTCCTTTAGTTTTGGTTAAGGTTACCAAGACAAAATTATCTTGGGTTTATTACTTAGCTAAAGTTTAGGTAAGTAAATTCTTTTAGGTAGGCTTTGTAGGCCATGTTACATTAAAAGGAAACTCAGACTGATCTTCAATATCTGCAATAGCTTGGCGGTAAGCTAATTGCTCATTAGTTCCCGATCCTTCCCAGCCACTTGTCTCTTCTAATATTTTATCTCTTTTAACACGAATTAATTCTATTACTTGATTTTCTGCATCGGTATACATTAGTTTGTACTCTCCCCATCTCTATATGCTACATCAGTTGATGGGAATGCTTGTCCACTCCCCAAACCCCAAACAACACGAACACATCCTCGAACGGTGTTTCTTGCCGCAGGGTTTGGTAAAGAACTTCCGGGGGCAATATCTGCATAACCAACAAAATGTCCTGCGCCAAAGAAAACCCTATTACCATTGCTTTCACTTGTAGATGGGAAGTTTGAGGTGTTACCAGAGCCACCTCCTCCTTGTGTACCGTTGTTGATACTACTACTGTTGGTATCACCAGACCCACCCGATCCATTCGAACCTTGACCAAAGGGCGCAGTACCACCGCCGTAGTGACCGCCACCATAACCAGAGCCTTGCTGATCAGTCCACATGTTACCTCCGCCACCTCCGCCACCATTTGAGCCATTAGCACCACTCCGTCCAGAATTAGGCGGAGCATAAGCCGAACCACCTGCACCGCCCGATCCGCCGTATCCTCCAGCACCACCGCCGCCTGATCCTACATAAAAAGTCACATCATTATTAGAGCCAGCATTATTGGAGCCGCCGTTTCCGCCATTTCCGCCGCCGTCTCCTCCTGAGAAAGTGCCACCATTTTTTAAATTACCAGCATTGCCTCTTACATCACAAACACCAGCCCTATAAAATCTTGCATAACTACTATTTAGCGTTATTGTAAATGTCTGCCCAGCGACAACATCTATATTGTTTTTATAACATAAACCGCCACCGCCATAGCCGCCACCGTTACTTTGATAATAGTATCTTCTAAAACTGTTTGTCCCAGAAGTTTCAACTGCACCCTGTCCTATACAAACAACAGATATATTCAATACACCAGTAGGCACTGTAAATGTATAGGTACTAGAGCCTATGTCTCTTTCAGTGTTTTCTGTTGGGTCTTGAACAAATAAGTGTGCGCCTTCTACTTCATTTCCAGAAGTTGCCCCATAAAACTCACTCATTGAGCTTTGTGAGCCAGAGCTTTTATCAATCATATCCCGAATATCAGTGTCATTAAAAGAACACTCGCTCCCAGACGAACCGCCAGCCTCAACGTGCAAATCGTTTAAGGATATTTGACCAGAAGTTTGTAATGCCATCTAACTTATCTCGCTTTTAGTTCTTCGATTTCAGCTTTAAGTTCTTTGATTGCTTCAATCATTAATCCATGAAGTTGATCGTATTGCACTGTCTTGTATTCAGTCTTATCATCTTCACCCATCTTGAGGGGAAGTGTGCTTTCAGTAATCGCACTTGGCATTACCTTCTCGACTTCTTGAGCAATAACACCAGCAGACTTTTTGCCATCAGCTAAGTATTCAAATGTGTAACCATTTAGATGTGATACTTTATCTAAGGCATTGTCTATCTTCACGATGTCTTTCTTTAGACGTTCATCAGAGACTGTTGTTGAGTAAGCAATGACGTTGCCATCGACATGACAGTCACCATCAGATTCAATACGCATCTTCTCACCATTTTGGACAACCATCTCAATTCTATCTGCTACCCACCTAGTGTATTCATTTGCATTATTCCCAACTATTTGGTCTGAATATTCTCGTATATCATCTTCAACACTGAAAGTTGTACCTGATAAATCAAGGCCAGCACCAGCACTGTAGGTTGTGTCTGTAATACCTGTTAGGTTAGAGCCATCGCCGTGATAGTTTACAGCGTATACGTCTTTGAAGCGAGAGGCTGTAGAACCTAAATCATAAGAGTTATCTACTGTAGAACCTGCATTATTAGTTGAGTAAATATTTGTGCTACCAAATGCTATCCTTGCACCACTTTCTTTACCAATCATTAAGTTGCTATAGAAAATGTTAATAGAACCCTTTAACACATCACCTCTATAGAAATCGGCTATAGGGCCATCACTGCTTGTACGATTTAGATTAAGCACTGGATTGCCACTTCGTGTCGCAGTTATAAAACCAGACTCACCAAGTGTTGTGCCTACAGTACCAATAGCTGTAGTAGTCTTACCCACCAACAAGTTGCCTGATGAGTCTATGCGAATACGTTCTGAGCCGTTAACATGTGTTTTAAGTACATTAGCAGAATGGTCATAAACAATCATGCCAATATTATTATCACCACTATCACCAAAGTTTATGTAACCTGCACCAGCAGAAGAGGATAAAATACTTAATCCATTCTCTGAATCTTCTAAAACTAAAGAGTTTCCTTGAGCAGATGCGGTAGCACCTGTGTCAGACCCCTTTATGTGCAATTTACCAAGAGGGTTTGCCTCACCAATACCAACGTTGCCTGACGATGTGATGCGCATACGTTCTGCATTGTTTGTACCAAAGCGTATATCGCCAGCTTCTCTATTAAGTATTTGAAATAGAGTACCTTCCTGTTGAATGTCTACACCATCGGTAGCTGTGTGTCCTGTTACATCATCTGTAAGGTGGATTATTGTTCCACCAGTAGTAGTTGCAATATCTAAAACTCGACTAGGCGTGCAACCAATACCAACACGGCCTGAGTTGTCCAAAGTCATTTGAGTTGTTGAACCGCTACCAAACTTTAAGTAACTGCCACTACCAGCATTACCTGTATCAAAACCCTCAATAAACTTTTGACCAGAGTTGCCAAATTGTATGCGACCTTTACCGCTTGTAGAACCATAGTTATCAACTTGTGTAGTACCATTTACAGTCAGCCCAGTAGTTGTAAGCGCACCCGTCATAGTACCACCAGCTAGTGGTAGTTTAGTAGCAATAGAGTTTGTTATAGTAGTACTAAATGATGCATCATCGTTTAAAGCTGCGGCTAACTCATTAAGTGTATTAAGAGAACCCGGTGAGCTATCTACAAGGTTAGCAATAGCTGTGTCTGTATAAGCTTTGATAGACTGTTGTGTGGCTAGTGCTGTTGCACTGTTAGATGCCATGTTATCTTCATCAAGTATGTTTGTAATAGACACAGAGCCTGTACCAGATAAGCTATCAAACTCAACTGATCCACCAACGTCTAAGTTACCTGTCATAGTACCGCCAGATAAGTTTAGTTTTTCTGTATCATTAGCTAATGGAATCCAGTTACCTGCATGTGCGAAGTAACCTTTACCTGTTGCATGAACATGAGCAAACATACCGTGATAAGTTGATGCACTTGGTAGGTCTGATAATTGAGAATATACGTTACCGAATAAAACTTTATTGCCGTTACCATCAATGTCACCTGTCATAGTGCCACCAGCTAGACCTAAGAACCTAGCATCTGCCGCAGTCTTACTATAGTGATCTGCAAGTTGGAATGTACCATAACCTACGATGTCAATAATATCACCAGCAGTAGCACCTGCACTTAGTACTACAGTAGAACCACTTGTAGCTGTTACGTCTGTACCAACTAAAAGTTTTACACCATTAAGATATACATCTACGTAGCCTACATCATATGTTGCAGAGAATGTAGTCTGTCCTGATGTAGCTGTATATGTGTTACGACCAGATGTACCATTAACTGATGAACCTGCCGCTTGCCAACCACCTGATCCACTACGAACAAACATAATGTTACTTGTAGTGTTAAAATACAATGCACCTGCTATTAAAGCGTCACCGTCATTGTCTACTGAAGGGGCAGATGATTTAGCACCTAAGTATCTGTCGTCAAAGTCATCATAAGAATTAGCGGCATTAGTAGCACTGGTAGCCGCAGCTGTTGCTGAGTTAGCTGAGTTTGTAGCTGATGTTGCTGCATTAGTAGCTGAAGTAGCCGCTTGAGTAGCACTAGCCGCCGCCGCTGTATTAGAACCTGCGATACTATCAACATAAGTTTTTGTAGCCGCATCGGTATTAGCAGTAGGAGTACCTAATCCAGTAATCTTATTGCCACCCATAGCTATAGCAGATGCCATAGTACCACCTGATTTTAGTAAGGCAGTTGTGTCAACGTAGTTCTTAGTAGCACCATCTTGATTAGCAGTAGGATCACCTAGTCCAGTTATCTTACTTGTACCCATAGCTATAGCACCAGACATAGTGCCACCTGATAAGTTTAACTTAGTAGCATCTTGTGCATCTACATAACCTTTACGAGATAGCTCATCATTTGTTGCAGGGTTAGCTGTAGATGTTACAGCGTTAGTACCCATTACAATGTCACCTGTTAGTGTCCCACCTGCAAGAGGTAACTTAGTAGCTATAGAATTAGTAATAGTAGTTGAGAAGTTTGCATCGTCATTGATTGCCGCAGCTAACTCGTTAAGAGTGTTTAGTGCATCAGGAGATGAGTCAACTAAAGCAGATACCTCAGTGTCTACATATCCCTTAGTAGCGGCATCTGTTGAAGCACTTGGAGCACCTAAACCTGTTATTTTACTACCGCCCATAGCAATAGCACCTGACATAGTTCCACCAGACAGGTTAAGCTTTAGTGCATCTGCAGTATCTACATAGTTCTTTGTAGCTGCATCTTGAGCATTGGTTGGGTCAGTAACATTAGCAATAGTTGTACCTGTAACATCTAGTGTACCGTTTACAGTTACATTATTAAATGTAGATAAACCTGATCCTGCAGTTACATTACCTGTTACATTGCCTGTAAGATTACCAGTAACGTTACCTGTGATATTACCTGTTACGTTACCTGTAAGTGGGCCTACAAGACTTGAGCCTGTAATAGTTGTACCTGTTATTGCGGCTGTAGTAGAAGCACCAATAATAGTACCATCAATATTACCACCATTTATATCTACAGTAGCTAGTGTAGCCTGACCAGATGTAGATACTGTAGTAAAGCTACCAGCAACGGCTGTTGATGCACCTATAACTGTATTGTCTATGTTACCTGCATTAATGTCTACAGTAGTTAGTGTTGATGTTCCTGTAGCAGTTAGGTCTGTTACAGTAGCAGGTGAAGCTGATGAAGCACCAATAGTTGTACCATCAATAGCACCTGCATTAATGTCCACAGTAGCCAGAGTAGCAGTTCCTGTAGCACTCAGTGTAGTAAATGAGCCAGCACCTGCTGTTGTACCACCTATGGTTACGTTATCTATAGCACCAGAGTTAATGTCTACAGAAGTAATAACACCTGTAGTAATATTAGCTGTGCTTAGAGTAGTTGTTCCAGTAACACCTAACGTACTTCCTATAGTAAACGTACCTGCAACTGCACCATTAATATCTACATCTAGTGTATCTATGTGTGCTGTACCATCTAAGTATAAATCTTTAAACTCTAAACCAGATGTACCTAAGTCTATATCATTAGTTATTACAGGTATAATAGCCCCATCAGAGAAGCGTATTTGTTCTACTGCGGCTGAAGATACCTCTACAAAGACACCTACTTGATTAGTAGCAGTGTTTATAACAACTTTGTTTAATGCATCAACATCACCGATAAGCGGAATGTATCCACCTTCTCCTGTTGAGCCATCGTGTTTGTGTCCACTAGACACTGCAAATGCATCACGGAGTTTGTTGTACTCGGCGTTAATAGGTGCTGCACGAAGTGTAGCTGTTGGTATTATGTCTGCTGAAGACTGTCTTACGTAACCTGCCAAAGTATTATCTCCTGTCGGCTTTTTCATACGTCAAGGCTACTGCCTGTATAGTATGACTTGCATTTGTATTATTCGTAACGTAACTTATCGAAACAGAATTACCTGATCCAGATATATTTGTAAGTGTTTTAGGTGAGGGATTACCATCATATATACCACCTGCTCCGTATATAGCTGTACCATAAATTGAAGCCGCACCCTCTGTAGTAAACTCATAGTTAGTAGGATTGCTTGTTCCTGTGTCATCGTAGTCATAAGATACACCAACAAAAACTTCTGTATCACCTTCTGATTTTAAATAAGTGTTTACTTTATGTATTACCTTACGTATTTCTGGATCTTCCATATAGTAGTAAGGCGTTTGATATAAACTAAATATAGAGTTACCACCAAAATTGTTACCTTTTTCTTGTCTGTGTACTTTACCAGAACCATCCCCATGTATCACATGTTCAAATTGTCCTATGTATCCACTATCTACACAATTTGCTTCAATACCAGTAAGCTGACTATACTCAAAAATACTTTGTTTATTTTGACTCTTACGTATACCACCTATCAAAGATAAAGACGAATCGTTTTTAAAGAAAAATCTAAACTGTGACTTTTTCCTAAGTACTACAATAGCTATATCTTCTATTTGTTCTGATAGATAATAATTATCAAATATAGATTGTATCTCTTTAGATACAGTAGCAAGTTCAACATCACCAATTTTATCAGTACCAGAAACAGGACGTATACCATCAGGTCCTAAGAAAAGTAAATCACCACCAAACTCTACCACAGAATCAGGTGCAAGGCAACCCATATTTGAAGTAACATTTTCTAATATAAAATTAGACGAATTATTACCTGTTAGTCTTTTAATATTATTAGAACCAAAAATATATAATTGATTACGAAACTTTTTAACTGCTGTTATAGTATAGCCTACATTAATAACACCAGCACCATTAGCAGGGCTAAAATCAGAATAATTTAATGGAGCACTAAAGTATAGGTTGTATGGCTCAGAAGAATCCCCACACAGAAATAAATGAGATGCAAACTCTTCAGAATACTTAGGGTTGTTTGGAGCTTGTGCGTGTGTTATCTGTGTGTATGCAGTACCATTATATGCAGCTGCAGGGTTTATACCATCAGTAAGAAGTAGTACTTCACCTGACCAGTTAAAGCTAGTAAACCTTACTCTACTAACATTAGTCATACTAGGATTGCCAGCCTCAGGTATAGCTACCCAAGAATTACTGGAGTCCTGCCACTTGTATAAATAGTCATGGCCTGATGTAGGTTTTCTACATGCAAATATACCATCGTCTAAATTACCATTTACTGCTACGCCTAGTACAGCACCTGTACCTGGAACAGTACCATAATCATTAGAATAACCACTAATACGACGGTAACCACCAGCTAAGGCAGGTTCATAGTTAATCATACGTATAGCGCTACCTGATAAGTTTGAAGCTTGTGTCAAGGGATCTACATTAGTGATCAACCCTCCAGCACAAACTGACAGGTATGTATTAAGTTTATCTACCATCTAGACATCATTCTTATAGAAAGAGTTTCCTGCTCTGTTTATTACAGTAGACCTTAAGTAATCTTTAGTATCTACTAATAGTCTACGCATAGTCTTTATGCCTTTTTTAAACTTATCTGCATGTAACTGAGCAGACTGTTCATTAGATCTAAAGTGCATCAAGTACATCATAGCACCATCAAGTACTACGTGTCTAAATCTGTCAGGTATAATACAAACGTCACTACTTAGTGTTAGATCTGCAGGGAACTTCCAGTAGCTATACTCTATGACATAGGAAGCATTGGGAGGAGGTGTAACTCCAAACTTAGTGTTCTGTGTTTTATATACAGTAGTAGGTATGCCATAACCATTTACACCAGCTACATCATCTATACTTCTTTTTTCTGACACATAACTTTCATAAGAAATACTAGGTAGATGTGCAGGTTGAGCAGACTCTGCATTTGTTAGATAAAAAGTTTCCCAATCAGCTTTTGAATAATCGGCAGGAAAATCATACGTGCTAGTACCAGAGGATAACGTATGTTGATATGTTACTAGAGTGAAAGGCCACTCTTGTGCATCTTGTAGTATTTCACGTATAGAAGAATTAACAGCATCCTTAGCTAGAGACTGAACATTTTTAGTTGTGGAAAAATCAGATTCACCAATCTCAACTTCGTTAAGACGACGAAGTAATTCATTAACTAGATTTATATAAGTCGCCATGTTAATTCCTAAAAGGTTTTAAATGTACATAAAGGGGCTAGTATAAAACCAGCCCCAATATTAAGTTTTATTACGCAGCGTTGTAGTGCGCTGTGACTAATGCTTCTGGGCGAAGAATCTTGCGGCCATATAAATGCATGCCGCGCACGATGTCCGCGAATGAATCTGGGTCACGATAGTTCTCGACCTTGTTGATCTGCTCAGCAGAAGCAACAGCATCGTCTTGACCAGCTACGATAACACCAAAGTTTACGTCTTGTGCTAATGCACCAGAAGTTCCAGCACCTGTACCTTTAGAAGGTAAAGAGTTAGATTGGTAAATACGGAAGCCGTGTAGGTTGTTTAAGACCAAGCCATTTTGTAGACCTGCTCCACCGAAGTCAGCATTCAACATACGTGAATCTTCGTCTTTGAGCATCTCAATAAATACTGGGTCTAGGACCAGCCATCTACCTCTTGAGTCAACATTTGCTTGATCCATCTGACGTGCCATACGAGCAACCACTGTCAAAGGTGAAACAGTCGCTGTAGACAACGCTGTTGCGCCTGGAAGACGTGGAGCCAATGGGATTGAATCGCCATTAGCATATGCTGTTGAAGCAGAGTCAGCAGAACCCAATGAACCGAAGTCCGTTGCGTCCAAATGGTTAGCAGTTAAAAACTCACCTGTTAGGTTTCCAGCTGTGTCGTGCTGTGCATCACCTGATGTTGCGGTAATGTAAGCACCTGCAGTTGTGTGACCTGACATGTATGATAGAATGTCTGCGTCCATTGAGTCAGCCATTTTAAATGCTGCACGGTCAGCAGCTAGGCTAACGTAGTCAACATTTGAGAATTGGTCCTCGATGTCATCCATCTTGAACGCAAAGTAGTTAGCTTTGTCAATAGTCAAAGAGAAGTCTTCATCATTCAACTTTTCAACAGAGATAGCTGTGTGACGCTCAAGAGCGTTTACAGTCACATCTGGTTCTTTTTGAATGCGAACAACGTCGCCTTGGTTTGCAATCTCACCAAAGTAAGAGTTATTAGTGATTGCGTTAGCTACAGCTGCACGACGAAGTGCGATCTGTGCTTGTTTTGAGTAGATAATCGGGGAAAAGTTTCCGTTAAATCCACCACTTGCGGAAGTAATAGCCATAGTTAATTCTCCTTATAGATATGGCGTGACATTTTACGCTTCATACCAACTAAAGAGGCTCTTCTTAATAGGGTAGTCAGCTTTGCTCTGGGGACTGCCATCCTTTGAGCGCTGGGCCTTTAGTCTTGAGGTAGTTCTTTTTTGTGGCTAGAGCTTAGTTATAAGCATGTACAGGTAGTTGATACCTAACACTGTACATGCCCCTAGTTGTATTCATCTTTAAGCAGATGTCAACTATTTCTTTGATAAATCGTAAATAAATTTACCTTTACGTTGAGCGTCCATTATTTCTTCTTGACGCTTCTCATATTCTTTGATGCTCATCTTAGCAATCTGTGACTCACGTAAGTAAGTTGAGCTATCGTCTGACTCTGGTGCAGCTGAGCGTTTACTCTTTACAGAACTTGCTGCGCCCTTATCAGATGTATTAGCTTTCTTTGTAACAATACCTTTATCAGATTTGTACAAGTCAATAACACGGGATACAGACTTAGCATCGTCTACATTCTCATAGAGAGCATCTTGTACCCACTTAGGTTGATTGTCTGCCCATGTATGGAAAGCATCATCTTCTCTGATAGATACAAAGTCAGGATGCATATGTATTAACTCAGCTTCAGCTTTCTCTCGCTTAGCACTAGAGCGTAACTCTTCTATTTCAGCAAGACGTGCATCTAAAGTAGAAGACTTCTTATCTGCTTCTTTTGCTGCAATAGCTTCTACAATACCTGCAACATCTGGGAATTTCTTAGCCCATGCTTCAATCTCTTCTTCTGACTTAGGAAGTACAAGCTCATTCTTTGTTGCTGCGTCTAATTGTTTTTCTAGCTTATCTAGCTTAGCAGTAAAGTCTTTCTCTTTATCCTGCATGTGTCGGCGTAGATCACCATACCGCTTCTTGAAGTTTTTCTCTTCACTACTTAACTCGGTATCATCTTCTTGTGCTTCACCTTGGGGTTTTTCTTCTTGTTCGGTACTACTCTCTGTCTGAACTTTGGGTTCGACAGGATCTTCGCTACTGGGTTGCGCCTCAACAGCTTCTTCTGTTTCATCTGTCTCGCCACGTGCTTGCTTTAGCAGTGCCTCTAGTTCTTCTTGATCACGCTTAACACGTGCGTCATTTCTTTGATGTGAAGCCGATGTAGTTTTAATCGGCGTAGTTTCTTGTGGCTCTTGTATCATGTTGTACTCCTTATGATGGGGCCAGCCTAAGCTGGGTAGCCTTATTGTTATATGAAGTTTTTGTAGTTACTTCTTCTTCTTTTTGGTTTTTTTCTTGGAGGCTAAACCGCCTTCTTTAAAACCTGTTACAGGTCTGCCTCTAGCAATATCTGACATTTTCTGAGATGCTTTTCTACCTTCTGATCTAATTTTACTTATCTCAGAAGCTGAAGCACCTCTTCTTTTTGCCTTAGCAGCAACAGTGTTAGTTGCAATCATAGATGACTTATACTGATCTCTGCCTCGTTGAGCAGCTGCCTCTGCCTCTTGTGCTCGTTTAGCCTCGGCGGCTTGAGCAGCACTAATTGCTGCAGCCTCTTCTTCTGCTTTACGTTTATCTCTAAGATCTCGGAATTGTTGAGATGTAATTGGGTCTCCGTATGGATTATCATACAGAAGAGATGTAGTTATATTATTAGGATCTGTTTCATCTACTATAGGTTTTGATACAAAAGCCTTCTTACTTTCTGGGACTATTGGCTCTGGTACGTATACTTCTGGTTCTTTAACCTTATTTAGAACTTCTCCATATGTAAGCGTTGGAGTGAAGTCTTTACCTTCTTGATCTGCAAAAGACTCGCTGGCTCCAAAGCTTCCTGTCTTTAAGAACTCTAAGAAATCTCCATCATTAGCTGAGCCTTGAGTGGATGCAAACTCACTACCTTCTTCTAGAGATATGTCAGCTATTTTTACAAATACATCTCTGTCTGCTGGATCTCCGTAACCAAGCTCAGTTGCTATGATAGTGTCTTGACCTAAGTTATTATCTTCACCTTCACCTGTATATCTTCTACCTAAGACAGGTGTACCATCACGTCCTTTTACATCCATCTCATACCACTCAAAGCCATCGCCAGCATATACACCATTCCTAGTAACCTGACCATAAGATTCAAACTTTGTTTTTTCTCTGGTTACAGGATCTGTATATGTAGAAACTTTACCTGTTGTAGGAGCTATCACTTCTTCTTCTGTTGGTAGCTTTGTTTCTGATTGATCCATGCCCATTATCTCAGGGTCACCAGAAGAAATAACTCCTTCAGTAGGTGTTATATTTTTAGTAATATCACCTTCAAAGTCGTACACCTCACCAGCTTCAATATCCATCTTCATAGCTATTTCTTTTGCTATTACTTCATCGTCAGTCTCTGGGAAGAACTCATTTTTTAGTGCTCCATATACACGTGTAATCAGACCAGGTTTACCTTTCTTGGATGCCTCTAATAAACCTTCAAGAACGGCTCTATCTGCTGTAGATGTTTCTTCTGCTGCAATCCTACGTTCTATTTCTTTGTCTAATCTTCTAGCACTATCCATCATAGCACCCTTAACAAATAGACCTAGTAAAGGATTAATAGCACCTGCACCAAATGCTATTGCTGTAGATTTGGCCGAGTTTTGATCTTCTAACATCTTAGCAATATCGTCTGTAGTAAGCTCTTTATAATTTATAGGATCTGGTGCTGGCATTGGTCTTGAGCTTCTGTCGCGTCCACTAGGAGTTACAACCTGTGGTTCTGGTTGTGCTGCAGTAGTAGCAGTAGTTGTAGTATCTGCAGTATCCTCAACTTGTAGTGTATAGCCTGGAGGTATAGACGTTTGAGGGTTACCATCAATAAATGTAATATATATTGTGTGTCCAGCCTCATTAACATATGTACGTACTTCTACACTAGGTGCACTACCTGCTACTTCATATCCTGCACTAATACCTTCACTACCTAAGCCCAGCGCACCCATACTAGCATAACCCTCATCACCAGGTGAAAGAGCATAACCACCCTCGTTCATTGTCATAGGTTGACCATCATCTTCTACTTCTAGTTCAGATATATCAAACATCATATCCATATCAGATTCATCTACAGGTTCACCACCAATACGTCCGTTCTCAGCCATATCTTGATACCCAAACTTAGCTTTAGCTCGTAAGTTTTCAAAGAACCTAACACCGTAGAAGCGTACTACGTCAGCAGGTACGACATATTCACCTTCACTTAGTTGTGCAGGTATATCGTCACGAACCTCTTTTGCAGTAGAACCTATGGGAACTTCGTTTCCTGACACAGGGTCAATACCTTGAGTGTTGTCTGGTACTGTATCTAAATCTACGCTACCACCCAGTGCAAAAGCCATTCTTGTTTGTTCATTCATTATCGTTCCACCTTCATTGAATCTTTTTACATTTTTAGTAGCTGTTATTATTTTACCTTTTCTGGTAACGTTAGCCTCACCAAATACTTTTTCTATCAAAGGAACATATGCTTCAGTCTTTTCGTTTCTTTGATAGCCCTTGGTTGTAACTTTTCCTTCACCTTTACCTGTACCTTCATACACAGAAAAGTGTGCTTTACCATTTGGTTTTATTGCATTCTCTGCTTGTAAAGCAATGTCAATAATGTTTTTATCTTCTTGTATAACATTTAATACATTGTGAGACATAGCCATATCAGCTTGTCCATCTTTTACAGAGTCAACAACTACTGAATTATGTTCTGGTGTTCTATTAAACGGATCATAAACTTTTACAGTTGCACCTTCTTCAGCAGCGTCTTCCACTAAGTTATCAAAGCGCCCACCACCAATGTCAACAATAACATCACCGTCTTTTATTTCACCACGTTTCTTTAACTCATTATAACCTGCAGGTTTCTTATTTTTATTTATAGATGTATCTGCTGAGTCATAAAGTTGTTTTGGATATGACCATACACTTTGTTCTTTAGGACTATCTTTTTTAATTTTGCTAGGTACTACTTTAAAGTCTTTACTTCTTACTCGATCTGATAATTCTGAATAAACTTGCATAGGCATAAACGTAGTATCACCTGCTCCTATACTATTTTCTTGTGCAACTTTTTCTAGCCTACGTGTAAAACCCTCACCAAAAGCAGGTTCATCCATAAGGTCAACAGCAGACTGTGTTACGGTTTTATCATATACACCTGCTGGTGTGTCTGAAATCATGTTTATCTGAGGTACACCTGTCTTAGATACACCATAATCTATTTTCTTTTTAGGTGTTGGTTTTACACGTTTAGCTACATCAAAAACTTCTTTAGCTCCAGTTTTAATAGCTTTAGCAGCGGCATCTCCTATTCCAGGAATAAGACCTACAATAGCAGCTCCACCTAAAGCACCAGCTAAATAATAGTTAGGCTTATCTTTTTTTAGTTCGTCATATACTTCCTTAGCAGCCATAGCATCACCAATAACAGGTGTCATACTAGCTACAAAGGTAGTTGCATCCTTTAAGGATACATCTGGAATACTAACCTGCAATGAATCTGCATAATCACGCCATTGATCTGTAGTTCCACCTTGGAAAACATCTTCAGTTTGATTATCTAAATCATCCATTTACTTTATCCCTCAAGTACTGTAGTTGTCGTAAAGCACGTATAGCACCCTGATGCCTGTATAGTTCAGCCGTATCTGTAACAGTTTCCATACTACGATGTTGTGTAGAGATACGCTCCTCTAACTCAGAGAGAAAAGATTCCCACGATATCTGATTGTTTACAAAACTCTTAAGAGACATTACCGCTGAATCCTTGTTCTCCTGGAACTGGTGCTGTACCCATACCTATTTGTCCACCTCCACCGCCTGATGTGTCCTGTACGCCTCCCTGAGGTGTCTGTGGCGCTTGTTGGCCTCCCTCAGGTGCTGGTACACCCTCAGGTGCTTCTGGAGGCTGTACTGGTTGCTGGAAGCCTTTGAGGATCTCAGCTTGGATAGCAGCATCAGCCATAGAGTTAGTAACCTTATCAGGATCAAGATCCATAGACTTAGCAATCTCACGTATAATATAATCCATCTTAGCAAAAGGAGCTAGTACTGGATTCTGTGCAACTTGTAAGAACTGCATTAAGCGCTGGGATCTTACTTCGTTAGCCATTAAGCTTTCTGTACCTGACGCTTGTACTTCTAAGTCACCACGTATTTGTTCATCAAAGTCAAACTGCATGTTGAAAGAGAAGAAAGCTTTACCTAAGGGGCGAAGTAAATAGTCATCCACGTTTTTAACTACTGTACGAATAGAACCGTTAGCAGCGGACATAAGCATACTAATACCTGAGGCTGTACGCCCAACGCCTGATACACCTGTTTGACCATGTGCAAAGCTAGGGAAGCCAGTACTCTCATCTGCTAGTACTCTTGCCTTATCAAAGAGTTGCATATTTTCTTGTGCAACATTTGGGAACTTAGTACCAAAGATGGCTTGTCCTGGTGCACCCCCAGCCCTACGGAAGACCTTGCCCGGGTATACAGATAAGTCTTGTCCCGGTGTTAAGTTGGTCTCATCTACTTCTATAATAAGATTACCAGATAATGCAGCATTGTCAATAGCCATACGCATAAAGCCATTCATCAGTGTCTGTGTATCGTCCATGTTCTCAGCAATACCTACACCAAAGAAGCTGTAAGGGTTATGCTCGTAAGGAACAGCATAGTAAGGGATACGTGTAGGTTTGAATGGGTTTAGTACAAATCGTAGTACTTCACCATTACATGTCCAAACATTACAGTTAACCTCATCTAAGTCTTTCAACTCGCTGGGTATCTTAACCCCATGCTCTTCAAGTAGTTGAATATCTACATAACCCCAGAACTCTAATACTTCCCAACGCTCAGAGGTTGGTTGTGTATCATCATCCTCCATAGTCATTTCCCAGTATTTCTGTATATAGTCAGCACCTTTATCTACTGCCATCTGAACTGAGTCAGACATGAAGTAAGGACGACTTCTTAACGAGCGTAGTTGTGTACGTGACATCTTATGGCGTTCAACAGTATACTCTGCATCATTCATAGACTTAGCTTCTGGGTCTGGGTAGAAATCCCAAGAAGATACATGACTACACTCAGGTACTGTCTTGACTAACGGATCATACTCACCTTCATCATTCCAGTTAGGGTATTCTTTATCTACTGCGAAAGGACCTTTCATAACACCTGTGCCAAGTAGTGCCATCTCAAACGCCATAGAGCGTAGGTGTGTAGATGCGCCTGATTCTTGCAGCTGGTCATGGATTTTCTTTTCCATCTTCTTAGCTGAGATCATAGCTGGGTGAAATGATACGGTAGCTGGTGTAGTTCCGTCGCCCTCAATAATCTTATCTGATACAGCTTCTAACTTACTGTTTAAACCACCCATACGTGCCTGTAAGTCCATAAGAGTCTCACCAGGTTTTAGAGAAGTATCACCATTAAGAAGGTAAGAACCAGAAGCTTTATCTTCAGTCACAGGCTTTAGTGCATCACCTGCAGCTTGAGCTTTAGGATCTATATTAACGTGTACTGCTTCTGCTACACCATCAGGTAATACAGAAGGGTTAACAGATAGTGGGAACTTGTTGTTACCAAATAGTACATCTACAATCTGACCATATGCAGCAAGTGTCTTAGTCTTAGTAACCTTAACAAATACACGTGACTTCTCAGTGTCGGTAAACTGTACATCCTTGCCGTATAAGCCCCTATAGTTTCGGTAAGCTTTTAACCAGCGTTGTTCATCAGCATAACGTGCATCCTCTGCTCGTTTGTATCGCTCTTGTACAAAAGCTACTACGCTATCTTTTTGTTCAAAGATACTATCCGTACTGTCTTCTGCAGCTACGACTTCATCTGTTTCAAACATTTCTTCTTGTTCTGCCATTTATTAATACCCGAATGTTGTATCACTAGCTTGAAAGCCTGTGCGTTGTGTTGCTGGGTTGAAATCCCAAATGCTGCTGCGTGGACGTGTCATAACACCGTAACGTAAAGCATCATACAAGTGATCCTCTGCGTGAGTGTCTACATCTTCTGGGTTTCTTTTATCCAGAGGAATGCTTGGTATCTGCGCTATAGTGTTAGTGCAGTTGTTCATAAATACTAACCTAGGCTTCTCAGTAAACTCATCGACTTGTAACCGCCTATGTATTTCGTTTTTACCTGCGACACGCGAACCCCTAGAGCGATCAGATGGTCGCCAACGACAACCCTTCATAATCATTTGCTCAGCTAGTGATGGTCCCGTGTCGCCACGGTTGTGCCACAAAGAAGAGTCTAGCACCCCGTATCTCATACCACCATCTTGTTTCTCTAAGTCTAAAATCATATCCGCTAAATCTGTAGCTGTAACCTTAGAACAATATAACTCTCTATAAACAATGAGTTGCTCGTCTGGTGCAACAGCAAACCAGATAACTCCTGTATAAGATCCGTAGCCGTAGTCACAAGCTCTAAACTTAGCCCAGCTTTCGGGAACTTCAAAAGCGTCAATGACATGTTTGGTTCTGTCAAACTCTGGGAAAGCGGCTCCATCATTAATATCCCAGTTGCCTTCTAAGAGTTGCTTTCTTTGGTGCTCTGGTAGTGACAGTAGCATTGCTTCATAGTCACCTGCCTCAGCAAGATATGGGTTATCAAATAGTGATGCAGGTATAAACCTACGTTTGAACAATGGCTGTCCAGCTTTACTGTGTCCATCAGGGTATGTAATAGTATCCCCTGTTTCAACATTTGTAGCCCAGAAAGGCTCGTTAGAGGGTCCAGGATCAATAAACATTTTCTTAACCCACTGATGACCGCTGCCACCTGGGTTGGTAGTAGCTCTCATGTACAAACCTAAGTGCTGGGCTGAACTACGTAAACGTGATCTCATGTAGTCCCAAGCGTAAGGACTAGACCATTGTGTAAGTTCGTCAAAGCCTATCCAGTTAAAAGCCTGTCCTTGGTATCTTGTAACGTCTGTATCTTTATCCAAGTACGACATCCAGAGTCTACCACCTCTAGGTGAAGTCCACTGTGATTTACGTTCAGACCATTTGATACCGGGTATAGCACGTGGATATAGTTCTTGGCTCTTCTGTATTAGTTCTCTTAGTTCTTCTGTAGTGTGTCGTACAAGTAGTCCTGAGAAGTTAGGATCATTTAGTCCGTGTAGAGGGTCAGCCAACATGGCATATGATTTACCTCCACCAGCTGCGCCTCCATATAGTACTTCTCTCTCTGATGAACTCAGGAAAGAAGTTTGGGGGCCGGGGTTAGGCTTGAACACTATCTCTTGTGCTAAGTCCTCATCATACTCAGGAGAAACTACTTGAGCAGGAACAGTCTCCCTAGGGATATCTATCTGTTCAACTGCTTTTGCTTGAATCTCTGTATGCCCCGACCCCTTGGGTTTCGAGCTTTTCGATTTCCGTAATGGTTTCTTCGAGCCACTTGGCAAGCTTGCGTTTAATAGCAGATGCTTTTCTACGTTTTTGCTCAACTTCGATTCTCTTCTTTAGTCCCATATGTGATATATAACGACCAGTTTCTTTGCTCAGCCATTGTGCTACTGCACGATAACTATACTGTTTAAGATGCCTCTTTGCAAGCTCTAAAGCTTCAAGCTCCAGATGAACAGGCAATAAAAGCTTGTCATTATCTGGAGCTAGGACATACCCCCACGGTATCTTTGAGGTTACACGTACTATCGTGTGCCATTCTTTTTCGTTGCCCTTGGATGGTTTTGGTAATTGCCAGAATCCTAGGTCTCTTGTTGGAATACTTATTCGTTTGTGCCTTCTTTTGGTGGTAGATAAAAGATGCCACCGCTTGATGTGACATCCACTTTATCTACTTTACCAAGTCCAGCGCGGTCTAGCAAGTCTTTTGCTGCAACCATTTTTTCTTTTATGCCTAGCTCAGTAGGATCAGAAAGAGCACCTACCATAGCAACTGCAGCTTTAGGGGCAGTACGAGCAAAATAGGTACGAGTCTTCTCGCCTATCTCCTCCTTTAGGGATTCAACAATAGCTGTAGTGCTACTGTTGTCCCCGTAACCTGCCAACCTTTTAGCTGTAACAGCATCACCATTAGCTTCGTCGAATAATACTTCAAGAAACTTGTTTTGTTTTTCGGTTAGATTTCTCGCCATATATATGCTCTCTTATCTCGCCACGGCTAATGCCTATGTCGTGTAAATCTCTGTCACTCATATTGTTAAGTAACCAAAGATCTGCTCTTGCTTGTTGTGTTCTTTGTACAGCCCTAAAGCCGCGTTGTAAAAAGTTTAGCATCACTATCTCCTTTGTTTGTGTGCGGAGATAGTTATACTTATTTAGTGATAACTTAGTACATCTGTTTATGCATACCCGTTAACCTACAGGTAAAAAGGTCTCAGTTACTGTAACAATAGTATCTATGTGTCCAGAGGAAGAAGGAGTTACCTGTATTTTATCACCAGGCTGAAGTACTATATTTATATCATTGTGAGTAACTGATTCATTATGTGCTACACCTTTGTCGTTTAAAAACTTTGAGGTGTAATTATCAGCAGCTACATACCAAGTTATATCAACTGTGTTTGTTCCACTACTTTGACCATTAACTATATGTATAAAAGTAACTTCAGAAACGCAGTTAGCTGGGCAAGTATACACATCTTCCGTGCTTGTACCAGTATTGTGACCGTATACAGACCGAATACGTGATGATTTACCCTGATTAACTAAGCTCATTACTCATCAACCCACGCTTCATTCTCTGGCGTATTAGGATCATCCTTAACGTAGTGACCTTTAGCTGTACGAGCACGTTTCTTACCCTCAGGTGCTTTAGCCTTTTTCTTAGGCTTAGACACCTCAGCAGCTCTACAAATATCTGTTACGTTTGGATCATTACAAAAAGCATTACCAAATCTATCTTCCATAGCAGCTTGGTTGCCTCGCTCATCCCAGACACAACCATCTACATCTACTGTGTAGCCATGCTTAGCTAGAGCAGATTTATATTTTTCATAAACCTTCATCTAGTTAACCTCTTTTCATAGGCTTAGATGCTGGGTTAGATGCACCGCACATACCGCCTCTGTTCATCTTCATAGGCTTCTTAGTCATGCCACCATAACTCATACCCATCTTCTTAGCATCACCACCATGCATGTAACCCATTTTCTTAGCTACAGCAGGTGCTTCTTTCTTAAGAGCTTTCATACCTTTGTTCATAATTCCACCTTTGTTCATATTTGTGTGATATCCTTTGCCTCCACAATGGGAGCAACCTTTACCTTTACATACAGGGCATTTCTTTTTCATGTTCTTTTTCTCCCTGAGGCTGTAGTAGACCACTTAACCTTAGCAGGTCCTGTCTTCTTAGCCGCTTCCTTCTTACTTATTTTGCTCGCCACTTTTTTGGGACGACACGCAGGATAAGGTCTACCACTTTCTGAAGTACCCGACCTACCGCATTTTTTACCTGTTTTAACATCTGTCCATTCCTCTCCGAACCATTTACCTAAACCACCTTTAGAAAAACCTCTACGCCCTACAAGAACGTGTTGACTACGTGACCTTGTTTTTTGTTGTGCCACTATATTTACCCCCAGCTTTTTTATACTCCTTAGTAAGCCAAGCAGACGCATATGCGCTGGGCCATACTTTAAACTTCTTCTTAGCCAGAGCTTTCTTCTGGTTATATAACTTCGTGTCTGTAGGTGTAGGTGTTTTCTTTGTCATTGTTACCACGCTTTACAAGACCAGTAACGTGCCGTAAACTTATCTGTAGCTGTATCACATTTATGACGTGCACGAAAGCTCTTGCGTCTTTCTGGGTTATCTTTTTTTATAGACATGTTTTGATCACCAAAACGTACTATCTTTACCTCATCACCCTTCTTAGCTAATACAGCAGACTTCTTAGATGCACTGGGTGTACGCTTAGGTTTGTTGTATCCAGGAAAAGTTTCACCTCTATACTTTAACTTACCACTAGGTAACCGTTCTACATTTTTAGTTGTTGCCATTATTTAGTACCTTTATAAAGGGTTATCCGCTAATTCATCATAGGCTTTCCAAATATCATCTACTTCAGTTTGTAGTGTATCTAGAGTATCACCTAATCCATCTGTTATAGTTGTAGCCTTATCTACCTGACTACGTAAGTCTAGTAGTAGCTTCTGTTGTTCTAGTATCTGCTGCATGTTAGTCGTTAACTGGGCAAGCTTCTGGTTTAAACCTCTTACATCATTATCAGCTATAGCTTGTTCTAACGTTTGTATACGAACTATGAGTTTACCTTCTAGCTCCTGTACATTAGTTAGGATTAAAGAGTCTAACGTTATAATCTCACTGCTTAACTCATTATCTACTTCAGTAAGGTTGCGCTGGGCTACAGTTTCTACAGATGTTATGCGTTTATCCATAGCACCTGTCTTACCATCTAGTGTACCTATACGGTCTAATGATTCTACTACACCAGCTTCTACACCATAGAAACGGTTAAGGGTGTCATAACCAAAGTATATACCACCAGAAATAGTTGATAGGACAGGGACAGCTACTGCCATCATCCATCCTTTAATATTATAACCGCCTATACTAAAACTCATTGTGTTGGCATTGCTCCATATTCGTTTATGTATTCACCTGCAGCGTATATCTCAGAAGCATTCTTCATATCAGGTGTTAGGTATCCTTGGAAACCTGTACCAAAACTTGAATCACCCCAAGTAATTACAAACTCATCTATATTCTGAGTATATGTAATTGCTGTGTAGCTACCTACCATAAAGTTGTTAGCTGCTGCATAGCTATCTACAGTAGCTGTTAAATCATCATTGTTTGCAGCTGCCATATAAGCACCAGCCTGTTGAGCGAAGGTTTCTACAGCGGCTACAGCTTCATTATACTCGTTAACTTCTGCTGTGTCAAGGCTGTATGCATCTGTTTCTAACATACCCTGTAATTCAACTTGCTCAGGCTTAGTATCTGCCTCAGCTGCTATACTGGTTACTTCAACTGCTGTCATAACTATAGCTGTTGCTGCAGCTAGGTTGTCCACTGCTGTATCTAAGCTATTCATGTTAGCCGCATGTTCTTGCATAAACATCTGCTCAGCTGTTTCAGCTATAGCGTAGTCATGATTTAGTACAAGTTCTTTAGCGTCTAAGTAAGCATTCAACTCAGATGAAGTAATAAGCCCATCGTCAAAGGTATCATCATTAATAACACCACCGATAGCCGCATAACCTACAGCACCTACAGTCATAACAGCAGATTCAGTTATACGATCTTGTATGTCACTGATAGAAGCTATAAGTGCATCAATCTTTTCCTGTCCCGTCATTGAGTATTCGGGTGGTGTTGGTGACTCTGCGTTTGCTACTGCGGAAACGCTCACTAAGGCTGAGCTTAGGAGCATCATCTTCAACTGTTTCTTCATCTTCATCTTCCTCTCCTACCCTCAACAGGGTGTTCCAAAATTCTTGGTCTGTCTCATACCCAACAATATAAAGTGTTGGACTCTCTCTATACTTATTTATCGCTGCTTTTCCCATTAGCAACTTCCCTGTCTTACTATCGTTGATAGGGCATGGCGTATTCGCTAACATCATACTTCTAAACACTACAGGGTCTTGGCACAAAATAGATATAGCACTCACCTGTAGCCCTAATCCACCTACTTGCTGTGGTGCTCCTAAGAGCCTGGCATTCTTTCTACGGTTACAAGACTTATCCTGAGTCATAGTACCAGTAGATAAACCTAGTATGCTTACCTGTATCCCTGTTGAACTTGGTAGTAAGCAACTGTCGTTACCACCGCCACCCATTACTGTAGGAGCTATAGCTGACATTACAGGGGCAGCTGAACCAGCGCCAGTAGCATTATAGTTATTCGTTACAGTCTCATCAGTGTTGTTACTATCTACTGTTGAATCCTGATAGTTGTTACTGAAGTCACCAGTAATATCATTCGCTCCTACACTCGTCCCTAAAGCTGTCACGAATACTACTATCTTCACATAGTAGCTGTAGAGCCGCGTCTTCCTGTCCGATAATAGCAAGTGTCTGAGCATTTTGGTTTCTCTGGCATACGTCATCATCGACACGACAGGATGCTGTATAGGTTATAGTGGTACAACCTGCTAGTAGCACAAATAGGATTAGCTTAACCCACATTGTCACGTTCTCTATCAGGATCTAATACTTCGTATCTAGTGAGGTGACCCTCAAGGTACATAGCTCTCTCTACATGGTCTAGAGTGTATCTCACTCCAGTGTCTGCTTCTATAGCTGTTCTTACATAGAATACATCAGACTTAGGAATGTGTACACGCTGTAGTTTTCTTACGTCATTATCTGCTATAGCATCATAAAACTCTTCTATAACATTCTCTGATGCATATAGTTGTATTCTTTTGTTACGCATTGTCAATACTTTTTTCTAAGGAAAGAGGTACGTGACGCAATTACATGCAGGAGGGAGGAGACATGAGGAGGAAATACACACAATATACGCCACGTACAGTAGTGTAACACTTATGTTTGTTACTTTTATGTGTGTTACATACGTATTAGTATACAGCAACACAGTAACACTTACAAGTAAAAACTTTATCCTACTTAAACTTTATTATATATATTACTTTATTAAGAGTTAAAACACTTAAGTGTAACTATACTGCTCCTGCTCCGCAGTTATACTCATAAAAACACCCTAGTCAACCCCTAAAATGCATTATGTTGTAAGTTTTTTCTAGAATGTTGTACTTTTGTATGGCTGCGTATACGAGGGGACCTAACTCAAAATTCACTTCTGTGTGTTTATACATATATACGTACCCCCCAACCCCCCTATGTCCCACGCCTACCCATCTAAAAATAATAATAATAGATATTTCTAGGGTCAAAACACCTCTAAGTTACTGTAATCATTACATAAAAGCACTGATACAGCTTCAATAAATGGTGTTTTAAGCGTATTTTTGCGACATATTTGCAACACTGTGTCGTTTTAGTAACATTGATGCATAAATACCACACCGCCTGGAAATGTGACATTTTTACCACACCCCCCTCGGAACAAACAGCGAACACGCCACTGACAGCCTCTAGGCTATTCCCATAGGCTAAACCACACAAACAAACTCAACGCCTCTCAGCGGTTAATTTTCAATACGAATGCTAATACTTTTTTATTTCTATTATATAGTATAAATAAATATTAATATATTTTAATGATATCAAAATAAATGTATTGCTATTTGTGTAATATGAATTTATAGAATAATGTATTAATAATTATTTAGGGATTTAGCTATGACAACAACAAAACCTTATTACATTCTTTTCGTCTATGACACTGATAGCCAAAAATGGTTTGATGAATTCGGAGACTACACAAAAGCATCTTTAAAAACAGAAATAGAATTCTCACATTATAATACTAAAAAGAAACATATCAAAATAGTCAAAACAACTGATGATAAAAACGCAATTACAAACGCATATAAAAACTTAGAAGAGGAAATAGCATAATGTTTGATACAGAAATAAAATTTGATGATAGCGGTTTTTCTTATAAATGGCATGGAGGGACGCTTATATCAGTTTATGAGCAATTGTTTAATAATGTTGATGCTGTAGAAATAGATTGCTTTACTGTTAATTCATTAGATCAAAATAAAGATTGGAATATAGCCATAAAAGAAATGAAACAAGATTTTGAGAATAGAATGAATGGTTATTTGAATAGTTAACTTTAACATTAGCATTTTAACGAGTGCTAATAGTAGAATTAACTTAGTAGAAAGAGCAATAAAATGAATA